CTGTCCATGAATCAGGTGCCTTGCTGGTCAAGATGACTTGGCACGTCGTTGAAGAAGCTGTGTATGACGCGATGTACGGAGCCTCTGCTGAAGGACCATTACAAGCAACAACGGCAGGACGAACGCTCGACGTTGCAGCTACAGGAGAGGCAGGAGTAGACTTTGGCAACGTGACCGGAACTCTGACGAACTCAAATCTTGCTTTTGTAGATTCAAACGAACGAGTTGATATTGGCGAGTGGCTAGGAACAGCCGTTACTATGAGCGGTAATTATCCTGATGTTAATTGTCAAGACTGGGGTGCGGCATCTGCTTCAATGGGAATCAGTAGTGATTCACTCCCGCAAGTGGATGCTTACTCAATTTACGACAGCGATACTGTATCTGCTAATGTAGCACTCGACTACGACGGAACTGGCTACAACAAGTCCAACTCAACAATCGGAACGTGTACAACAAATACTGATATGCGAGGCACCGACTCTGCAAACACTGTTGTACCTATGACCGCAGCCCTCTCGCAGACGGAGCATGACGCAACGCAATCTGCGATCACAGGTTTGAATGACATCGCCGCGACTGACATCGTTTCAGCCGGAGCGATAACAACCTTGTCGGGTGCCGTAGTTAACGTGGACTTGGTGGATCTTGTCACCACCACTACTACGAACACTGATATGCGGGGAACAGACTCAGCTAACACCGTTGTTCCAATGACAGCCGCTCTTTCCCAGACGGAGCATGATGCTACACAGTCTGCAATCGCAGGTTTGAATGATCCAACAATCGCTGATATTGTGGACGGGGTCTGGGACGAGGCAATCAATAAAGCAAATCACAACGTAGCCAATAGTGCTGCTAAATACTTGCGACAGATCAAGCAGACGGTTTCTGTGAGTGAAAGCGCCGTGGACGATCCAGGAGCAGCAGCAACTACAACAGTGTTTAATACCGAGTTGACTGAGGTAGATGATTTTTGGAATGATTTAACCCTTGTCTTTACGACAGGTTCTTTAGAGGGTCAAGCAAGAGTCATTACGGACTTTGCTAATACGAATGGTCAAATTACTATTGACGAACCTCTAACTTCTATACCTGCCGACAACGATGAGTTCATCATCAACTCAACGCATACCCATACACTTACCCAAGTTGCGGGTGCTATACTTTCAGATGGGGTCCCTTTAAACACCTCTAGTGGTGTTTTAGATACTGTGAACACAGTTAACACCACGACAACCAATACGGACATGAGAGGGACCGACTCTGCATTACTTGCTGCGTCCGCTCCCTCTAACTGGAGTTCAATGGTAATCTCCGCTGGTGGTGCAGCCGACAGCCTTGTACAGGGTTATCTCAACAACACAATTGCGGAAAGCACAGCGAACAATATTTCTACAAACTTTGAAGTGTTCTTCGACAATGCTGATGCTGTAACTACGAAGACGGTAGACGATGTCGGCGGCGGCGGGGGTGGTGGCGGGGATGCCACAGAAGCCAAGCAAGACACCATCATCACACACCTTACAGATGTGAAGGGTACAGGCTTCGCGAAGGATACACACTCCCTTACCGACATCACCGAAGATGTTACAGGTCTTAATGGGTCTGCTATGAGAGGAACAGACAGCGCTAATACTGTTGTTCCAATGACAGCCGCCTTATCACAGACCGAACACGATGCAACACAGGCAACGCTCGCAGGGCTTAACGATGTTGCTGCTACCGACATTGTTTCGGCAGGGGCGATTACAACCTTGTCAGGTGCGGTTGTAAATGTGGATCTAGTTGACCTAGTCACTACTACTACAACTAACACTGATATGAGGGGGACGGACGGGGCTAATACTGTGGTTCCTATGACAGCTACCTTGAGTCAGACTGAACATGATGCAACGCAGTCCACCCTAGCGGGACTCAATGATGTGGCAGCGACTGATATTGTCTCTGCGGGGGCTATTACAACACTCTCCGGCGCTGTCGTCAACGTAGATCTGGTAGCCACTACGACAACCAACACAGATATGCGGGGGACTGACTCAGCCAATACCGTTGTTCCTATGACGGCATCTCTCTCGCAGACAGAGCATGATGCTACGCAGACGGCTATCATCGCTTTGAATAACATAGCCGCGACCGACATCGTTTCAGCAGGTGCTATTACAACCTTGTCCGGGGCTGTAGTAAATGTGGATCTAGTAGACACCACTACTACGAACACCGACATGAGAGGCACCGATGGTGCCAACACAGTTGTCCCGATGACAGCAGCACTCTCGCAGACCGAACACGATGCTTCCCAGTCAGCGATTGCAGCTCTTAATGATCTCTCGGTAAGTGACATCTTTACGACAGCTCTTACGGAAGCCTATCGATCCACGGGAGCAGCAGGTACTGCAGCAGAATTGCTTTACGAGATCATTGCCCACTTGGGAGAATCCTCAATCGTCAGTACAACTAAGACGTTGAAGAAGCTTGACGGAAGTACACCCGCAAAGACTTACACCTTGAACGACGCTACGGAGCCTACTAGCATTACGGAGACAACCTAATGTCCGTAAACACGATTATTACATTAGGCTTCGGGAACGGAACTCTTGTAGGTAGTGTCGGGGATGTAATCACGCTTGGGTATATACCCTCCATAGCTGACGTACCTATTTGTGTAGGGGCAGTTTCGTTAGAGAGGCAAGGTCCAAGTGCAGTCGCCTGCACAAAGCAGGGGGTTAGTACAGTAGGCTTGGCGAGAGTAGGTCCAAGTGTTGTTGCATTCGAGAAGCAAGTGCTTAATCCGGGTGCCGTAGAGTTACACAGAGACGGACCAAGTTCCGTAGAACTGGAGAAATGCTGATGGCAGGTTCATTTAACTTTGATACAATCGACTTCATACAGAAGTCCAAAGAGATTTGGACTATCTCTCTGTATGAAGAGGACGGGGTAACCCCTGTTGTTCTCGTTGTAGCTGATACTGCGCAGGTAAAAATATGGACAGACAACGGGGACGCATCGACGACTCTGACGATCACAGAGACAGGAACCTCGACAGTTACCGTGACCTCTCTTGGATCTGTAACTGCTCCAGCCACGCTCACCCTTTCAGTAGCTGCCGCAGACACAGGGAACGTAACGAAATTTGCAGCCGGGAGGAACCGGATGGAGATCGGGATATTTGACAGCGCCGACTCCGGAGCTTATAAAGCAGCGGGCAGAGGTTTCATAGAGTTGAAGCAGAGCCCCACTCCCTAATCTAAGAGGCACTTATGGAAGGTTTTTCTACCGTGGATTCAAACGAACCCTTGAAGGGTTTACCACCCCTGGACGAGATGAAGGGCAAGAAGATTGCCCTGAAGCTCACAGGCGGGGTAGGCGACGTTGTAATAGCTATTGGAGGTCTCGCTCCTGTTCTCGCTGAAGCGGGTGCAGAGGTAACGGCGATTGTTAAAGGTCACCAGACCAAGCTCATCACCCGTATGAAGGGTATAGCCCACGCAATCGAAACACAGAAGTTCAACAACCCCCAAGCGCGAAACAAGTTTGACTACCTCGTGGAGTATAGCCACGTCTTCAACGAACGACGAAGCCTCCGAGCAGGCTCCTACTATGAGCGGGCCTCGGAGAGGGCGGGTATCTCCCACGGTCCTGGGGAGTTTGAGGTCAAGAGGCTCAAGCCTCTGGTGAAGTGCCTCAACTGTACGGTGGCTATCCACCCCACTGCCAGCAACCCCAATCGAGTCTGGGACTTCGACAACTGGAAGAAAGTCGCTTACGCGATCCGAGAAGCGGGCTGCGACGTCGTCTGGCTTGGAACCAAGGATGAACCCGGATTCTCCGACGACCGCATTACAAAGCTATCTGACATTGATGAGGACATGTCCAAGCAGGTGGCAACCCTAGCCCGATGCAGCTTCTTCATGGGATCAGACTCAGGATTCGCCCACCTCGCAGGGGTCTTGAAGATTCCAGGGGTGGTTCTATTTTCTAACACTTGGCCTGCCGACGTCATCGGGGAATATCAGGACTTGATGCCGGTCTGCCGGTTTGACCTGGAACAACCCACCAGGGCCCTCTCACACAACTGTGAGACGTCCCAAAGGCTTATGAAGGCAATCACGGTCCAGCAAGTCTTAGAGGACGCAGAACGCCTCATACCGTCGATTGACCCGCAGTTCGATATTCGCTCCACGCAGGTAGGACCTGTCTCTGTGAAAAGGTCTCTCCTATTATTAGGAGACCGGTGCGAGTTTGTTCGTAAGCTCCGAGAGGTCTACGACGTTACCGAAGGCTGCGAGTTGGACTCCTCGGTTAATCCTGCCGACTTCGACATAGTTTTAGACGCTACTACCGGAACCACTTTCGGGTTGAAAGTGGGTGGTAAAGATGTCAAAGTAGTAGCTAACATATCTACTGTCACCCGAGCGATTCGGGAGATCCTCATGGAGTAACCCAATGGGCAACTACGCTACCTATACTGACGTTCGTACCCACAAAGTGGCAGGCGAGGTAGCGGATCTCGTTGCCTTCTCCGATGCGGAGATTACAGCGGAGATTGCCATCGTTGAGGAGTTCATCGAACTTTTTACCAACGATTGGTTTTATGCCCAAACCAAGACAGTCGTCTACGATGGTGGGGACTATTATCGGTTGTTCTTTCCCCCTGAGATAGTAGCCCCTGCCATTTCAATTACCTCGGTAGAGGAGTTGGATGATGACGGGACGACAGTCTTAACGACCTACACAGAAGACGAAGACTTCAAAGTCCAGGAACACTACCTGGATATGCTTCGTACAGCGGACACACTGCGGCGCGTGACCAAAACAAGTCGATTCCCTAAAGGCAAAAGCAACGTCAAAGTTGTCGGTTCCTTTGGACGTTCGACGGTCCCCGCAGCCATAAAGAGAGCCACGATATTGTGGACTCTTGAGAACCTTATTCCAGGTTCCAGCGGGATGGCTACTCCCGATGTTATCCAAGCTGTTTGGCCTGACTTCACAGTCACATACAAGAGGTCCGAAAACGAGACCGACTTCTCAACCGGTTACATAGAATTGGACAGGCTTCTGTCAAGGTACATCAACTTCGTTGACATGTTCTTAGGTGCAACGGATGGGATGACACCCGCCGACTATAATCCCTGGAGAGAAGACTAATGCCAGCAAACTCCAGGATCACCCTCTTCGGTTTACCCCACACGGTCTCCGTAGAGAGGTTGCAAAGTATTGATAACGGACGAGGCGGGGTCACGATGGGCAACGCCTTGGAGATTTACGCATCTCGCAAGTGCCGTATCTCCACTTTAGCAAAACATGATGAAGAGTTGAAAAAGCCAGGGTTCGACATGGACAAGGCTCGCAAGGTGACTATGGTCTACTCCCCGGCTGTGGAGCTAAATGACCATGTCTCGGTCCCATGGGGAACCCCGCCCAACATGTCAGGTCCTTCGGGGCTTGGTGCCTTCATGCCTACGACTATTGTCATAGGTACACCTGCAGGCTCCCAGACTTTGACGTGGAGCAAAACTCGTGATCGGTATGAGGATTCTATAACAGGAGACTACATAGTCTACTGGACAAGCTCTGTCTGGAAGTTTGAAGATGCAGTAGCCCCTTTGACTTATGAGTTTACAGGCTTTACCAAGCACCAGAATATCTTCAAACAACCTTGGGCTACTGTTGTAGGAGCTTCCTACTCTGTCACATCCCAGGCGGGAGTTGCCCAGACCTACCAAGTAGTCTGGCTACATCACCAGCTAGATGACCGGGGGCACATGCACCACACTACTCTTGTGATGGAGCTAATCTAATGCCTACAGGTGTATATTCGGTAAAGGTTAAATGGAACAGCGGGTTAACCCACTGGTCCCGTTATATCGCAAGCATGTCCTACCAGATGCCCCAAACGATGGCGAAGATTCTGCGTACATCTGCGATGCACGTTTTGGTTCCTAGAATCCGAAAGCAGATCAAGAAGAACCGATCTATATTCACAGGCGACTACCACTCAAGGATGACAGCCAAAGGTGGAGTTAATAACACCAGTGGACCCTTCGTAGACATAGGAGCCTTTGGTGTACCTTATGGGCTTAACCTGGAGCAGGGAGCCCCAGCACACAAACCGGACTATGCACGAATCGTCGAGTATGTCAGAAGGAAGATGGGGATGAGTGGGTCTGCTGCAGTTAGCCAAGCACTGGCTATTATTATGACACTCCAAACAAAGGGCTCTAAAGCCCATCCATCTATATTGCCTGTGTGGAAGGCTAACAGCGATAAGTTCTTTGATGACGTAGTCAGACGCATAGGCGCTGCACTCCTCAAGGCATCCAAAACTGGCGTTACGCCCCCTTAATAAAGAGGACCCTGATGAGTGCAGAATTAGGAAGAGCAATAGTAAACAAACTTAGAGAGGATACAGGACCCTCTGGTCTGGTAACCTTGACAGGGCACGAGGTCCTTGACCCCGATGGCTATAGGATCTTGACAGGCGAACCTCTGAGAACGGCAATCTACCCCTACCTCTCCATAGTAATCTTCCAGACGGAGAGGGCGATTGAGAATGGGCCGAGCCAGTTGAAAAAGTCTCGTATCCATTTCCGAGCCTTTGCAAAGGATGACTTTGTCTGCCAGGACATCTGTGACAGAGTCGCCCACCTCCTAGACCAGGACGACCAGAACCAGGAAGGACCTCTAACCAATAGAGCTTTCCTGGACTTTTCCAGCCGGTCCATCTCCAATAAACAGACCCAATATGCGGAGCAGGACGTCGAGCCTATCTTCTATGACGAGGACGACACCTTCAGATCCCAGGTCGAATGCGACGTTTGGTGGGTCAATCAGATCTGCGATACCCTTTAAAGTCCTGTTGTATCTCCCCTTTGCGGAGATAAAATAGGGGCTGAATGTGGATGTGGACGTTTCTATTGTAGTTGCAAGACGCCTAAACAGGAGTAAATTCTATGGCTGACGCAGACAATATTATCATTGGTTCCGCTTCGATCACAATCAACGGTACTGATATTGGCTACACGATGGGTGGCACGACGGTTCGTCACGAACCCGAGTACATCGAAGTGATTGCCGATCAAGCCGCAGGTGTTGTGAAGAAAGCTCGATCCGTTGAGCGTATGTATGTTACTACTACCATTCTCGAAGTGAGTTTGGAGCAGTTGCGAATTGCGTTCATGTTACCTGTTGCCAATCTTTCTGGCTCGACGTTGACCCTTGGGTACAACGACTCTTGCTGGGTTGACGAAGTAGCCTTGGTAATCACCGGCTCAAGCCCTAATTGTGGAACCCGAACATTCACATTCCCTAAGTGCATCACGTTTGATAACCGTGAATACAACATGCAGCGGGAAGAGGAAGTTCGATTCGAGATTCAGTTTGAAGTGTTGAAAGACACCTCGGGCAATTTCGGAACAATCGTGGACAGCTAAAGAAGGAGGTCATTGTGGCTAACTCTGATGAAGTTTACGATGCGGTGAAGACGTACCTTACAGGTGTGTCGATTAACACCCAACCTGAAGTGCAGAACTTCCGAGTTCCCGGCGAACGCCGAGACAATTCGGCGTCTCCCACTGCAGGGCAACTGTTCGATTGTTTGGCGGCAGTCTCTGCCAGCCTAAGCAACCGACACATCTCGCGACGACGTGTCAGGCGAGATGCTTTACGGCTCTTCAAAGAAGGCCAACTTTAATTCGTTTCTCCTCTTGTTAGGAGAACTTACTTTTTTGAAAGGAGAACCATACCATGGTTTTCTCAGAACCTAGTGCGGGCGCAGGTCATAACTACGCCGATAAAGAAGCGAGTTGGATTGACTTCACTGTCACGCCTTCCGTTGATTCGGGCACTATCGTGATGACTGTTACAGATCCTAAAGGTCTGTTGACGTCCATGAAGATGACTCGTGCAGTTATTGGTGATGCAATTGATCAGTGGTTGTCTACCAACGCTGCTCAACTCGTGACCAACAGTGTTTCAGTCGGTAACGACAGCAACTCTGATGACATCGGCGGCAGCAATGCTAATCGTCCCCCAGGCGATGGTTTCTACGGTTGGGTCTGGAGCAAGAGTGCAGGTACGGCAACTACGCCTTCCATCACGACTACTTCGTTGACAACTACGGGTATCACCGTTTCCAAGCCTTACGCAGACGTAGTGTAAGCCTATCCCGTCAATCGTGGCGGGGTAGTAAGATTTTGAACAAGAGTAACAGGATTAAATTTTAATGTTCGAGTACAGAACCAAAGATTTGAATATGGCAGCATACGTTTGGACCCTTGAGGGCGTTGACTTTATCAACGTCGTCCCCGAGATGTCCAAAGGTCGCCAGAAGGTTGACGCCTTCTACTTCACATTCAACTTACCTTTCGCAGACCAGCGCCTAACCGAGATCCTTCGAGATCACGCAAACGGCAAAGCTTCCGTCGAACCCCAGTTGTTCGTGCAGAAGCAAAACAACCTGCGGGATGTTCTGTATCGAGTGAAAAAGAAACCGATACGGAGCGCCTAATGGCTAAGAAGAAAAAGGCTGCAAAGCCCACAGAAGAAGTCACAGTTACAGAACGCATGCTGAACAGCGGGCGAGAGATCACACTCAAAGATGGAACTACACTAACTGTACGGGAACTCTCAATGGAGGATACTGTCAAGTGCGCAAACAGCCTTGTACGGATCATTGCCACCATTGGGATGATGGGCGACGACGAAGCCAACCCGATCATCGTTATTGGTAGCATTCTTGCTGACCAATCCACTGCACCTGCTTTACGCTCTGTAGCAGGCGTCATCACCCAAGAGGACTCAAAGTTCTGGGAAGAGCGACCGCTCTTGGACTGGATGAAACTGATCGAAGCTGCAAAGGCAGTTATTGATTGGGAGGAGATGAAAGAACTTTTTATGATGATGGGGATGGACAAGATCTTCCAATCGGGGAAGACGGACCAAGCCCCGACGACGGACGAAGCACTGGAGGACCAGACGAACGAAACCTTGCCAACTCTGTAGCGGATTTGGTAGACCAATTTGGCTCTGAGTATAGTTGGAGTCCTGACCTCGTTTACCGAGCTACTTATTTTCAGCTTGGTGAGTGGGGCAGAAGTATTTCGACTAGGAAGTACGAGGAACGCCGCATAGCAGCGGACAGTATCCGGTATGCCCAGCATGCTAAGGAGCGGGAGTATTCCCAATTCTTAGATTCACTCAAACCATCGACGAGCCTCGACGACCATGAAGATAGGGCAACTTTGCCTACAGACATGGCAGTACATGAGGATTTTTAGATGGCGAGTAAATTAGGTCAAGCGATTCTGCACATCTCCATGACAGGGGTACGGCAGATCCAAAACGGTGCAACAACCGTTCAGGCAAGTATGCAGAAGTTGGGGGCAGCAGCCACGCAGGTAGGCTCTGCCCTTACAAGTGCAAGTCGAGGTCTTCGTAACTTCTCTCTAGCGGTCGCCGCTGCCCTGACTCCCATCGTACTCCTGGGTGGTAAATTCCAACAGGCGATGCAAGATGTCAAAGCGGTGATGAAGGATGCCAGCGAGGCAAGCACAGACGCCGCCGCGAACTTTGCCAAGCTAACAGCAAAGGCCCAAGAGTTAGGAGAGACTACTCGCTTTACAGCAACAGAGGTTGCAGAAGCCATGAAGTTCATGGCGTTAGCGGGTCTGAACACTGAGGAGGTATTAGCTGGTGTAGGCGAGGTTCTTAATCTTGCTGCAGCAGGTAACCTTGAACTTGCACGAGCCTCTGAAATCGCAGTAGATACGATGCGAGCCTTTAACATCGAGGCTTCTAATCTAGCTCGTGTTACTGACGTCATCGCCGTTACTGCAGCAAACACTAACACCTCTGTTGAAAAGCTGGGGTTCTCTTTCCAACTAGCTGCACCAATCGCAGAAGCCTTTGGTCAATCTCTTGAAGAAACTGCAGCAGCCCTTGGTGTCCTAGCCAATGCAGGTATCAAAGGTTCTGTTTCAGGTGCGGGACTTGGTCAAGTATTATCCCAAGCCTCTAAGGGTACAAAGAAAGCCCAGGAGACTTTAGGGAAGTACGGACTCACGATCCAAGACATCAACCCTGAAATCAAATCTCTTACGGAGATTGTTGAAACTTTTGAAGACGCCAACATCAGTGCCACTGACACTTTGATGATCTTTGGTGTTCGTGCCGGTAGACAAATGCTTGCGCTGAAGAACCAAGGTTCTGATGCGATGAAGAAGATTCAGGGACACATAGAAGGTGCTACAGGTGCCGCAAGAACCATGGCAGAGATCCGCATGGACTCCGTCATAGGCTCGTTCACCGAGCTTAAATCGATCATCCAAGGCTTGGGGATCACAATTTTCCAAACCTTCCAAGGCGCTTTGCAGAAAGCATTAGACAAGATAACGGGTGTAGTAAGATCCTTCAATGAGTGGGCGAAAGCTAACAAGGACGTAGTGGCCTCCTTTGTAAAGTCTGTTGCAATTTTTGGAGCAGCAGCGGCAGCACTCTCTGTTGTCCTTGGAGTAGCAGGGGCTTTGCTTACAGCCCTTGGTGCCTTGATTCCAGTCATCACGTTGGTAGTCGTTTTCTGGGAAGCCTTTCTTATAGGGGCTGCAGCACTCTTAGTTCTCTTATCACCCCTGGTTGCAATTATAGCAGTAATGGTTGCAGACTTTGAGTTCTTTACCGAGGTGCTGAACGTAGTGGCAAAGGCTGTGTGGGATATAGGTAAGGCTTTCTTAGAAGGTCTATACTTAGGTCTGAAGGTCGTAGGCACCGTTATGGCAACGGTGATGAAGGCTGTACTCTGGGCTGTAGGAGGGTGGGAAGGTTTCTATATAGTTATAGAAGGGGTCGCTATAGTTGTAAAATACCTCACAGCCATTCTTGTAGGACTCGCAGCTATTCTCGGGGGAGCCTTGATAGGCTCTATTGTGGCACTCACCTCACCTATTTGGATAGTGATAGGTGGTTTAAGCTTCCTACTTGGCTTGGCAAAAAGGCTCTTAGTTTGGTTTGGTCTTCTAGCGGACGACTCAAAAAAGGTAGGCCAATCCTTTTCGGACATGGCTGCCAGTATGGGTATGACTGCCGAGCAGATGAACCAGCTTGACTGGATGCAGCACTCAGACGGTGCCAAGAGGATGGGTAAAGAGGTTAGAGACGCTGCCTCGTTTTATGATGATCTAGGGAAGAGTGCATCGCTGACAGGAACAAAACTTAATGAGTTGACGGAGAGTTGGGAAGAGGGTGGGAAATCCGTTGAGGATTTAACCGCAAGCTTAGACGAGCAGATGATGACGATGATTACTCTTAAACGGACAATAAACAGGTTGGAAGATGGGGAAACAAAGACCTTACTGGAAGCGGATCTTGCCAATCGGGAGAAGCAATACGAAGTAGGCTTGAAGAGTCTTAAAGTTGCAAAGACTTTAAGAATTGTAGTCCAAGACACCGAACGAACCGTCAAAGAGCAGATAGAGGTCCACGAGTATCATATAGCCCAACAAGAGAAAGAAGTTAAGCTAGCCCGGACTGCACTGCGAATGGCGGGGGATGACCTCGATGCACGTAAAGAAGCGGCTGACGCCCTTGCCCAAGCTGAATTGACATTAAAGGGTTACAAAACACAGTTACAGATCGTTAATGATCACAACCAAGAGTATCTAGAGTTTGTTAGGAAGATGAGGAATGACGGGGTCTTAGCCTCTGAGGCGATAACAGAGGCTTGGGTTAACCAGAGACTTGCCCAGCAGGAACTCATAGCTGCCCAAGAGGAGTTGGCAGAAGGAGCAGAGGATTACAAAGACCTCCTCAAAGATATTCGAGATGCAGAGCTGGAAGGTTTGGACAAAACTATAGCCAAGATTGATGATGAGAAGAATGAGAGATCTGAAGCTTTGAGGTTAGCCAGGGAGAAAATGCTGGTAGTCCTTGAAGATCTTAAAGCCCAGAAGAAACTTCTAGAAGAGCAGGAGAGAACCAAGGAGAACTTGGAAAAAATAGCGGCATTAACACAGCAGATAGCAGATGCGAGAGCAGGCATAGTAGAGAATCAGGAGGCAGCTCGCGCCAACGAAGCGCAACGACGTAAGGAAGTGGAAGAAGAGACAAAGGCTGTGGCTGAGAAGAAGAAGAAAGAGGCCGAAGCTGAGAAGGAGAAAATTAGAAAGCAAGGAGAGGACCGCAAGAACTTCAACCGACAATTAAAGATCGAGGAAGCCAAGCGTAAAGGAAATCGGGTAGAAGCTGCCAAGCTAGAGAACGAGAAGATCCTTGAGCAAGAGCGAGCCAAGATGAAAGAGCTTGGAATCGTAGGAGAGCAGGCTCGCAAAAACGAAGAACTATTGGCAGCTCAAGCCAGAGATCGTATCCAAAAAGCCCAAGAGGCTATGGCTAAAGATGCCGATAAGAAACTTGGTAAGAAGCCTGACGTAGCAAAGAACGAAGCGGACCTTGAGAAGCGAGTTACCGATGCTCTCCTCAAGCAGGTGGACAGTGTCCAGAAATTGATACTTCTTTACCAAGGTCTCTACTACATACGTTTCCAGCAAGAGGCTCTGGCTATGCGAGCTGCTGACACAGCAGTACGCTTCCAGCAAAACCTGGAAAGACTTGAGCAGCGACGGGCTAAGGCTTTAGGTCATGGTAATGACACCGAGGTCAAACGCCTGGACGCAGTTATTGAGCGTATGCGAACCCGAGGTCAACTCGTAAATCAGTTCGCGCAGAAGCGAGCCCAGGAGGCTCAAGTCGCGGGAGCTGTAGGAGGTGCGGGTGGTGATCCTGCTATAGTCCAAGCCAAAATCGATGAGGTGCAAAAACGTGTCCACCAGATGCAGTTGGCTGTGCGAGCCAGCATGATCCAAGTGATGAACGACTTCCGAGCCGCACCCGTCCACTGGGTCAATGCGTTCCTTGAGGGATGGGCAGTAAACTCCCAAAGAATGGTCGCAGCGGTAGCGAAGACTATGTCTGAAATCAAAGGGGAGATGGATAAGAACAAGACCCATAGTCCCTCCTTAGTACAGACTTGGGATTCCAACGTGGCAGTCGTCTCCGGAGGTATCGATAGAATGGTTGATACCTTGGCAAAGAAGGGTCCACAATTAGGGCGACTTGCACCCTCCCATTACATGGGACTAGGCGGGCAAGCTCCTTCTGGTGGAGGAGGTGGGGGTACAACTACCAATAACAATGATAACCGCACAGTCCGAATGGACATCAACAACAACGTAGATATGGATAACGTGACTCGTCACATCGGAAAGGCAATCTCAAGTGCTAACATGTCTGTAGGAGAAGTCTAATGGCAATGGCGTATCAAGCAACTCTTAATTCGGTCAACCTACCTTTATCCTTTAGCTACAGCTTATACGTTCCCCGGAAGAGGATGACGACCACACCCACAGCAGGTGCGGTAATTCTTCAGGAAGCGGATGATTTAATTGTGCATGGAGATGGTACACTGTCTTGGACTATCCAAGTTGCAACACCCGCCGAATTCAAAGTCCTCTATGACCTTTACAATACCGCGTCCCTCACCGAGTACCAATTCACCGGTTACTGGGATGATGACCTTCAAGTTCAATTTGTCCAATTGGATTCTCCTACTGTTAGGGGAAGGATCTTCTCGGTCTCGGGAATGTTCCAGGTTATCTCTGTCACTACTGAATACTCTGCCCTTGCCTGCGGAGGTGTGTAGTGGTTGACCCTAAGATTCGTCAGAAGATTGCTATAGTCTCAGCCGAGCCTGCGACTACTTGGAAGTCTGACGGACTTCTGGACGCTCCTGTACTGACGTCACCTAACGATGGTTCTACGATCTGTCCTTACATGACGTTCGGTTCCTCAAACTCTGAGATAGTTCTTACGTGGAACGCCGTTACAGGTGCCACTAAATATGTTCTGCAGTGGTCCCTCAACTCAAATTTCGTAGGACCTACTACGAAGTCGGTCAAACAGGCTGGCACTTCTTATAACCTCCAATTGATTTCTGACATTCGGATGGGGGATGAGATCTCTTGGCGAGTACAAGCTATCGATGAGGCGGGTAGCTTTTCCGAGTTGTCCCAAACCCGAACCGTAACCTACGATTGCGAGCCAGGGCAAGCTTCAGGAGGAGGGGATAGTCAACCGAGTGGAGGAAAGAGTGGCGACCAGAAGTGTAAACTCTTCAACGTCAAGATGAAGCTGCAAGGTCTGGCAGATATGTTATGCCAGGACAAGACCTCCTACAAACTTAATACAGAATGGGACTGTAAAGATTCTACAGGGAGGGAGATTGCAACACTTGACGGAGTTGCTTGGTCGATAGTCCAAGATCCAGATGAAGCTATCCCCGCAGTCACTATCAAGCAATCCACAGACCTAAAGGCTACACTAGAGACTAACGGAACCCAGTCCCAACAATTTGAATTGGTAGCCAAAGCTACCTTCACCGACAACGTCAATGGCGGGCAGTTTGTATGCACAGAGAAAAAAGAGATCCACCTAGATTGTGATGTGAAGCCTAACCAAAAGCCTTGGCTACAGAATATGTATTTGTGCCATGATGGGTATGCCCTGGAAAGCATAGACCCCATCATGCACGATGACCCTGAACTCGATCTTGCTATTTGGCCCGGTTTGAGTCTACCTTCTGTAGTGGATATGGGTATTATATCCTACTCCAGTAGTGGTCAATTCTACGGAGGGGCAATGATCTCTGAAACGTACTATGGCGATGTAGCCAGTGTCTTAGCCGCAGGACCTACAGTGCAAGTGAGTTACACCTTTTCAGAGGAGTACACTTGCGGTAGCAAATCCAACTACAGCAGTTACACACCGATCCCCATGGGACCTCGTAAGCTTGTCAAGTTAGAGTCTCGCGCTATCATGCAGTTCGGGTGTGGGTTCACCGTCCTCGGGGAAGAGTTAGGTTTAGTTACTATCAACAATGAACACTTAGTTGGGCGAGCTGGAACACGAAGAGGTCTAGAAGCCGTAGAGACTTGCTCACTAGGTATCAACTATGGAAGTGGTCTGACGATCACCAATGAAGTTTTAGAAATGAAGTTGGATGAGTGCCCCGATGGACCCTTCTCCGCAGTAGTGTGGTCCTCTGCTATACCAACTTACGTCTTAGGTTTAGACAGTGACGGTTGTCTCAAGAAGTTCTCTGTTTACGATTGTAGTTAGATGGCAATCTCAGTAGGTGCAAATGGAGTTATCTTTGGAGCCAGCGGCGTATTCTATGGATGTTGTTGCGGTGCTTCGGGTCCCACCCCACCTACAATATGCTCTTGCACGCTTCCAGCAACCTTTGACATACAAGGGACAGGCTTTTCAAATAGCTCCTGCTCAAGCTGCTCCCTTTTTAATGTCAGAAAACCTGTAACATATACAGGCATTACAAATTGTGGAGGGACTGATTTCAACATCTGGGAGTCTGTGGATGACGTCTATGGTTCTCCTGGAGTTTGTAGTGGGGATTTTGACAACAGAAAACTCTACCTACTTGTAGATGCCGCAGCCTGTACAATGATACTTAAACTAAGGGCGACAGGTGATGGGGAGTGTAGCAATTATGATGCCTCCGATCCCATTCGCGCTGATTCCCCTTTTGCAGTTGCTATTCCCGGAAGTTGTTCAGGCTCTATAGATTTGGCTCCGTTTGGTATAACATGGTCAGGTGGTTTACAATGCAACCCTGGTACGTGGCTAGCCCACCCCTTTGGAACTTAACATTTATTTTGAAAGAAGACTGATATGAATCTTATTGGATATGGAACTGACGCAATCAATGAGACCGTGAAATTCACGGCATACCCGCCGGACAAACCTTCCCACGAAATCTCTTTAAAGGAAAACAAGGAAGTAGAGAATGGGGGAGAGATTACAACCTGGGCTCTTCGTAGAGCTGCAGAAGGTCTCCAACTTCTACTGCGAAAACAGGACGGCTCTTTAAAGGTCGTAATGAAGCTCAATAGCCAAGGCCACTGGCGAGGTCGAGACATTGAGACAAAAGGTCTCTTCGCTATGAAGCCAGAGGGTTCTCCTAATGTTTGGCGAGATTTGGCAGACCCTGGTCGCTTTATGAAGAAGAAGCTGGATGAGCTTAGAGTAGAAGCGGCTGACCATCTTCCCGACGTAGTTTACAAAGAAGCCAATGCAGTCCCCAAGAATCTTGATTGGGAGTCGGTTGCTTACAATCTAGCGGACGACTATGATCCCGCTATCCAATCCGACACAGCTATAGCGATCATCGCATGCGACCGGTTGAGCTACTTTAAAGAAGTCCTTGAAGGTCTCTGTAAGAACCCAGAGGTTCGAGAGAAGAAGCACCCCGTCTACATCTTTATCGACAGACCTTTAATTGGTAACACCCATGTGATGGTTGAGCATGAAGAGCTTGCCAAAAAGTTGATCCCACATGCCCACTGTATACACAGGCCGATCAATCTTGGTTGCGGACGGAACATCATCGATGCACGTCACCAACTCCTCACCAACATGGATTATAAGTACGCTTATATCTTTGAAGACGACATGGTCCCTTCTCCCGAATACCTGACGTACTGTCGAAATCTTATGCTCTGGGGAGAGAAGAATTATGACAATGTAGGAGTAGTCCAAGGTTGGAGCAAGTGCTTGTTGGGTAGCGAGGAGAAGAAGGAGCAGCTCTCTACAGTCCACGCATCCAGGACAAATCTCTGGGGCTACTTGATCTCCCGCAAATGCTGGGAAGGTATGTCCCCGACCATACTTGAGTATCAACGTCTCTTCCTCAAGTCGTTCTACCATGACAGGCCCAACAAAACTATTCGACCTTGGTTTCGAGAGGTGTTGAAGAAGTGTGCTAAGGACTCCACTAAGCCCTTCCCTGTTAACAAGGAATACAAAGACAAGCTTGCCAAGTATTGGGACTCCCCGGCAACCGGGCAAGACGCAGCGACTTTGTGTTCAATGCAAAGAGCCGGTTTTCTACTGCTTGCCCCAAATGTAAACCGGGGGTTGTACATAGGTCGTCGAGGTATCCACCAAAGCCCTGCAATGTTTGAGCAGATGGGTTATGGTAAGATGTCTATCGAAGACAACAAGATGGATGCTCGACGTAGAAACTTCCATCCAGATGGTGAAGCTAAACCCACTAAAAAGAAACCGAAGGCTAAGAAGTCTCCGGTCAAAGGTCTCGCAGTTACGGATACAATAGACGATGGCAAAGAAGAACCTCTTCCAAAAAACGGCAAGCCTAGCAAGCGCTCTAATAAACGGAACAACAGTAAGCAAGGAAGTGATGCTGGCAAGGCTGGAGATTTGCCGGGAGTGCCCTCTGGTACAGCCAAGGGGTGAGCTTATGGCATGCGGGGTTTGCGGCTGTTCCGTCGCAGACTCCGGTTTGTTTAACCTTGCACGATTCGTCGAAACTGAGAAGTACGGTTGCAAGTATGGCGAAGAGAAGCTTGGTTACCCCCAGTCCAAATGGGCGGCAGCGGGCCTAAGCGGGAACGAGGGTACAGATAGGAACCCTCCTCCCCCAAAGAAGACTTGTAAGAAATGCAAGTAGCGGCTTACTTTATTTAGAATAGATTTAGAAAGAACCCCATGAAGATTGTAGTTTGCGGGGAGTCCCCCTCTTTTCCATCACTTAAAATGCTTTGGACAACAGGCTTGCAAATTGGCAAAGTCTTTGCTAAACTCCAAGCATGATTATTCCAATACAACTTCCAGGAATAGAACCTGGATATGGCGTAGATCCTTCTGGGGTAGTGTGGAGCTGTCTAGTCCCTAACGGGCCAGGAAAGAGAAAGGTCTCCGAGACTTGGAAACCTTTGACCCCTTTCTACAATAATAAAGGTTACCCTATGGTAACCCTCTCTAACCGCAAGAAGTACCTAGTCCACCGCTTAGTGCTCTTGGTTCTCAAAGGTCCCTGTCCCGAAGGTTGGGAATCTCGACACCTAGATGGAGATCAGGGAAACCCCAAGTTAGAAAACCTTACTTGGGGCACCCGCTCCCAGAATAACTACGAGGATAAGAAAAAGACAGGGACTTTTCTGGAGGGGAGTAAACACGGGAACTCCAAGCTTACAGAAGATCAAGTAGAGGAGATGCGAGCCTTGAAGGGTAAGGAAACCTTAGCAGTTTTATCGGAGAGGTACGGGGTAGCCCCCTCTACCATCTCCCGGATTCAGAATCTCATTAGAAGAAAAGGAGGTAGGGCATTATGAAGATCGTAGTATGTGGAGAATCACCATCATTCCCTAGCGGGTTTCGGCCAACAGGTCCGACTACTCGTCCAAGGACTAGCAGAGCTTGGGCATGAAGTGACACTTCTTTCCCAGCAGATCCCTATGCCCATCATAGAGATAGAGGGTGTAGAGGAGAGAAGAATGTCAAACGGTTTTGACATGAAAGAGCTTGACCCTGAGATCCACGACGTTGCACCGGACGCTTGTATCTTCTTCCACCATCCCGGAGGAATCCAAGGTTACCTGGGCTCAACTTCAGCCCCTGCAAACTGTCCTTGTTTCTTCTGGTTCCCCTATGAAGGCTCCACCATCAAAGACGACGCAGCCTTACACTTTACAGGAATGCCCCCGGAAGGTCTGACACACTTGACAGAGTTTGCTAGAAAGCTCTGGCAACCTGTGTTCCCTTCTTCTTTGGTGATACCCCATGGGTATGATCCTAGAGTTTGGTATCCCCTCAAGCACGATAGATCCCAGCTTAGAGAGAAGTGGGAGGACAAGCTGAACGCCCCAATGAGGGACAACACCTTCATTGTACTTAACATGGACAGAAACATTTGGCATAAGAGGTGGGATGCTACCTTTGATTACATTCGCCAATTGAAACAGGAGATGCCTGATAGACGAATCAGACTTCTAGCCCACACTAAAATGAACCAGATCCAAGAGGGCGGGCATCCGGAAGGTTTTGATTTAAAGAAGATGGAAAGCCTTTATGGTTTACAAGACGAAGTCATCTACACAGACTTCGATTGGAACAAGGGTCTTTCCCGAGAAGAACTTCGAGAGCTTGTCCTTCTTAGCGATCTAAGAATCACCACATCAGAGGGTGAGGGTTTTGGCATCCCTACAGTAGAGTGCGCGGCGTTGTGTCACCCGCAGATTGTTAGCAAACATACGGCACTACCTGAGCTAATAGGGGAGGACAATCCTCAGTTGGTAGAGCCTGCTCTGTGGGAACCAAAGAACGATTCCTTGTGGGCTGTTCCCGATGTAAGAGCAATGGTTGATAGAACTTTAGATTTCCTGGCAGATCCCGATATGCAAGCGGACGCTATAAGAGATGCCGCCACTTACGCCCGAAGATACGAGCAGTCCCAGGTGGCACTAGATTTTGAAGCAGTCTGTAAAGGGAGCCAGTACCTCAAGGAGACAGCCAAATATAAATACCGCTATGGGTTTACAAAGCAGGCGTTCATGCCGCAGATCTTCAAAGCTGCGGCCAAGTGTTCCCTTACGCTGGGTGACTCTGTTTTGGAGCTAGGTTCCTTTACGGGAGACTTTTTAAGGCAGGCTCGCCGGGAGAAGGTTAACGTCACAGGATTGGAATGGGATGGGGAAGCCCTTGAGAGGTATGACTCTGCTTTGAATTCCAAGTTGAAGCACCAAGCCCTCTCCGACCCTTGGCCGGAAGCGGACGTCTTGGTCGCAACCGACCTCCATGATCGAATAGCAACCGAGAGCGGAGATAAAGAGAACGTCACAATAGCCTTTACAAGAATCGCCCAGAACTATGATTGGGCTTTATTAAGATTCGATCCCCAATATACTTGGGGTACGCCCGTAATCCCTCCAACTAGGGCAACACAAGTGCTAGAATCGGAAGGGATGATTAGGCGTTATGATTTGGAAAGAATAGCAAAGGATAAGATCCTCCATCTGCAACATCAGATTTGGGGGAAAGAATCCAACAGCTCTGTGATTCCCGAATTCTATTTGGCTGATGACGAATGACAATAACGACTTCTGACATAATCAATTGGTCCTCTAGGGCATCGTACCGAGGCTCTTACACCGCAAGCCTCTCAGTGGTGAACAAAGATTCCAACTACGGCGAGACTAATCTTGCCGAAGTGATCAACATCACCACCACAACCACCTCTACGGTTGCCAATGTAGCCAGCGGGGATATAACCATCCTCAACGGCAGCAAGCTCTACGTCAACGGGCTCCTCGAAGGGATCGACGAGAAGACCGGAATCTCAGAGAGGATGATAGGCTTTGCCGTAAAATCTTTCTTCGCGAGGCTGACGAAGAAGCCGGTCAACACTGAGGTGAATATCGGGGAAGCCACCGCAGCCGCTACCACAATCCTTGACGAATACGCAGGAGTCCCGTCAGGGATCTACAGCGTCTCTCTAGCGGCTCGCACAGTATGCGGACCTATCACAGGGTCAAATATCCTAGACGAGCTTAAACGGGTCGCACAGGCGGGATTAGGCGCACTCTATGTGGATGAAGTTGGGATACTCCAACTCCAAGAGTGGACTGACCTGACAGCCGCAGCGGCTTATACGATCCCAGACGAGTTCATCATCTCAGCCCAGCGAGCGATGAATGAAGAAATCATCCCCAGTCGCGTTAAGGTCCGGGGCTGCTGGGTCTCGCAGATGCCTACCTCTCCTGTAGAGTTGCAGGACTCCGGAGGAGGTTCTGGTCAAGGAGGTCAAGGTGATAGTCAAGGCTCCCGAGTCCGCTGTATGAACAAAGGTTTGCCCGCTAAACTAGGTGAGTTTATCGTCGAAGTTCCAAGGCAGCATGGAGAGGAACACGAACAAAAGGTTTTGAAAAACGCAGAGGTAGTGGTAGCCGGTTCTACGTTCTCTCATTGGGAGGGTATGTGGTCAACAGGTGCTAAGTTTGTAGCAGAGAAAGTGACAGGATTCTTCTCCGCAGCCTCCGAAATTGACATCTCAGTGCTAGGGCAACCACAACCTGAGAGGGAGAAGAAAGTTAAACCCAAGGAGGATCAGAAAAACAAGAAGGGAGATCATGCACTCCAAGAGATGGCGAGACGGCTAAACGGGAGACCTCCTAACGGGAACATGGCAGGTGGGGGAGGAAGTCCTGGAGGGGAATCCCAGAGAAGTCCCACACGATCTGCCACAGAAAGGACCGACCTCCAGATTGAGATGACGATAGATGACTCCGATCTTCAAAGCAAGCATGGACCTTTATCCGAGCAGATCGATAATCCGTACATAGAGCACCCCGCTACACTTTTCCAAGTAGGGGTACGTCATCTCCAAGAGAGAAAGATGGCACAGAAGAGTTGGAAGGTGGAGACTGTCATCTTGCCGGGAGTGTCAATCAACGATCTTGTAACATTCCGAGATCCAAAATTGACGGATGGCACCCAGACTGTAATCACGGGATTGGTCGTAGGTATAGACACCCAGTGGCAGGACGGAGAGGGCAAGCAGAACCTTGTGATTGAATCCACCGAGGATCTGGGCTCCACGACCTACACTTCGCAGAACCTAATCCTGCACCCAAGTCTCCATGGGCCAACCAACCAGTGGGTAGTAACGGAGGGCGACTACAAGATCAATCTCGCGGGAACCGTCATGTCCTTCAAGGCAGTACCTCCCACCTCAGGTACAGACACAGGCACCGTGGATCTCACCCAGGAGCATACTATCGTAGGGGAGGATTATACAATTTCCTTCACCCACTCTGAGACAACCGGAGTAGGAATCCAGACCTTGGATTTCCGAATCTACGATTCCGGCGGGGACATCTCCACGACGGTAATCAACACGGACGACACCACCTCTGTCAACTTCACAGCCCGAGAGACCACCACCAATTTTGAGTGGTTGGTGGATATTACATCCCTCCAGGACAAAACAATCTGGAGAGTTACCCGACCGGTGTTGACAATGACCATCACCGCATGATATACTTCCGGACATGGAAATAAATAACATCGAGGAGTTTATCTCTTCCGGAAAGTGTAAGGGCGTAGACCCTTGTACCGTTCTTCTCTACTTAGCTATGAGGCATAAGGAGTGGAAGGAGGTTACCCCACCCGCTCTCCACATATTAGGAGAGGAGCTGGGAATCGACACTCTGATGGCTATCCCAGCTTTAATCACCCTAGGCTGGATGATTTCTATTGACAGCCCCGGTGGAGTCATATATGCTTTAGGGGGGTGGAGTTCTACCCATACCTTTAAATGGCATGCCCATAAGAAGCCCGACATTAAGTCGGCCCTTTTGACTAAAGCATTAGCCAAGCCGGAACCGATAGAGAAACAAGAGCGTAAGAGGAAGACTAAACAACGACCAACACAGGACCAACTGGATCAGGCGACAGCCCCACAGATCAAGAAAGCAGTTGTCCAGATTTACCGCGAAGAGTTTGAAAACATCTTCGCGTCCAATGCCACCTTCCTGAACGTCCCCAAAAACGCGCAGGTAGTTTTGAATATCTACAAGCTTGTGGATTCCAACCTTTCCCTCTTCACTGCTTACCTCAAATTCATCTTTGAGAAGTGGGAAGAGGTAAAGGCGAATCAACCCTGGATCTCTTGCGAGGTTCCCACGCCAGGAATCTTGTGCAGCACGAATTTTTTTCTAGCGATGCGAAAGGCGATGAACGATGGATTCTCCAAGCCAGCCGGAGGACATAAAGGCCAAGATGGAATTGCCGACCGAGCAGCCCAAACAAACTGGGACACCGAGCAATCGGGGTGGTGAGATTACACAGCGACACCTGGAGCGGATGGGGATACCCAAAAGACATTGGTACTGCACTCTGGAAAAAATTCCGAGCGAGTGTCCACACAAAGCCCGCATATTAGATTGGATAGAACATGTCGAGCATCGAGTCAAAGACAGTCAAGGACTGCTCCTCATGGGAGATTACTCCATGGGAAAGACAGGTCTTGCTTCTATATGCCTTAAAGCGGCATGCCAGCGGGGCATCATTGGATACTGGATCACTGCCAGAGCTTACCCCCAGCAAGTCATCCAGCAGCACGCTTTCGACCAGAAGTATTCTGTCCAGGATCGCGCGGAAACTGTGCCTCTCCTCGTCATCGATGAACTCCAAGTCCGAGAGGGAAACGTAAAATTCTCGGAGCAGGCCATTGAGCATTTGGTTCGTACCCGCATAGATGCTAACCTGTGTACGATCATCACGACGAACCACAACACAGAGTTTCTCAAAGACCATTACCAAGCACTCACCGAAGCCCTCCGCGAAGCTGTGACACCTATTGTCGTCACAGGACATAACTTCCGCGAAGATCGACAGAAAGAATTCACCGATGGAAGACGTCCTGGGCCTGAGACTGCTTAAAGCGGTTCTTATTGAGCAGTCACTGATTGAGTTAACTACCGCTGGAATTTCTTCACGAGACCTCTCGGGAACTGCCCGAAAAGGATTTGAGTGGCAAACAGAATACCAGCAAGACTTTGGAGCTTGGCCGACGCCCTCCCAAGTCCAAGACAACATAAAGGGTTTAGTCTTCCCCCCGGCAGACGAACCCCTTGCCTACCTCTGCGACCAAGTACGAAAACGCCAACTAGGAGGGACGATTACCAATGAACTCAAAGCAGTCGCCAGATCCCTTGAAGGACAAGACCCAGACTCAGCCCTCCGCAAGATTGCAGAGATCGCTCTCCAAAACCAAGTTGGAAAACGCGGAGCCGTCGTCCGATCCTTTAGGCAAGATGGAGAGAAACGATTTGAAGAATACCTTGACCTCCAAGCCTCTCTTGAACTTCCTGGAGTCCTTACACCTTGGAACAGTCTCAACGACCGAATCCAATGCTGGGCTAACGGACAGCTCCATGTCATTGCTGCCACAGCCAACACCGGTAAATCGTGGGCGAGCTGTATCTTCTCCGACTTCGCTATGGGACTCGGAAAGCGGGTGCTACTCGTTACCATGGAAATGTCAACCAAACGATTTGAAAGGAGATTAGATGTCCTCCACCACAAACTCCCCTGGGGAGACTTCCGAGATGCTGAGTTGGACTATTTCACCGAACGAAGATGGGAGCAACAACTCCATTACGGTAAGTATGACGAAGGCGACATACATATCGCTGACAAACAACTCGTCCAGACGGTTTCCGATGTTACTGCTCTCGTCAAAGAATATGAACCTGACCTCGTTGTTGTTGATGGGGGCTACCGCTTCACAGGCGAGAAGGGAAGAGGCGACTGGGGTAGCGCTGCTCAAATCGTGGGGGATTTACAAACTGCTTCAGAAGTGTCAGACGTTCCTTGGGTGGTTACTACGCAGCAAGGAGACGTCACCGACAACTCCAAAAAGACAGACAAGCAGCGAGGTTACAAAATCCGATACGCCCGAGAGTGGATCATCGACCCCGACGTAGTCATCGAAATGATTGCCGACGAAGACCAGAGATTGCAAAACGAAATGACCTGGAAGAACCTGAAGGAGCGTGACTCCAAAGGTGAAAACCATCACGAGGATCTGATAACAAATTGGGATCTTACTACGATGAACTTCGACGAATTAGTTTTCGACACCTCGCACTCAGCGACGGTTGGGATATAAAAATGAAACTACCCCTCACGTATTGCGTAATGGTTCGCAGGGGTGGAGGCAAAGAGCCACGCTGGATGGACATACCCCACAAGACACTTTATGCTACAGGCGAAACTCGTAGAAACCTCTGGGGTGATGTTTTGGATGAATTAGAAAGCAAACATGGGTGGACAAGGTGAGAGCAATAGCCCAATACCATGACTACGCCCAAGGGGAATATAGGCTCCACACCTACAACAGAGGTGAGTATGGCGATACCGGTTGGAGTACCGCAGTCGTCAAGATCCCGATTAAGAAACTTTACAGTCAAGGGTACATGGAGTACCAACAATTCAATAACAAGGAGACCATAGATGCCGAAGAAGCCCTCCACAGAATGTCCCGAGCTGCCAGCAAAGCCGGAGTTACGGTCGAGCAGTTTACAAATGCTTATGGCTCAATCGGGGACGCCATCACTGCCAAAGCCGGAGTCTTCATCGCAGACTCCATCTCCCAGCTCGTCATCGACGGAGAGCCCCCCGCAGTCCCCGCCAAAAACGCCAAGCCCGGATTCCGATTCCAAAAAGGGAAAAAGAAAAGCATCCCCTTCAAAACGAACCATGGGCCGCAACGAGGGGCCAAAGCGAATCACAATCTCAAACATCACCGATAGGGAAGAGATCTTTCGAGCGAAGGCTCCCTTTGGTACGCAGGCGTTCTACCATGAGCAGTTTGTGATAAGGAAGCATGGGGGACCTGACGACCATCCCTACGTTGAAGGTCTTGCTGCCAAGAAGAAAGACCAGAACCCTTACGTCATTATGCGTGAGTGGGCGCATTGGCAGAACGGTTGGCAACACACGCATGGAAAATAGAACCATCTATGAAGAGTATAAGAACGATAGAGTCTCTGCGAAATCATCAGACCTTCTACAGGCTCTGCATCTTGCGGTTAAGCGGCTCTACTGTCAGCCCCAAGTAGAGGAATTCCACTGGGTCTTCCGTTCTAGCTTACGTCGAGGGGTAAGCCATGGAGCGTGAGCGAGCGTTAGACATTTTGACAAGGACAGGGGTCACCGACTTCAACGAGAAGTTTCGTGACAAAGGGCAGATGCTCTGTACCTGTCCGTTGGCAAAGTGGACGCACAAGAGTGGGTCAGACGGGAAGCCTTCCTGCTCGATCAACTACTCAAAGACGCCCGCTGTCTATCACTGCTTCACCTGCCAAGAGAAAGGACCCCTACACTCCCTGGTCAGCACAGTGGGAAGTCTTTCCGGCAGACAGGATCTGATCGACCTCGGTATGCGTCTGCAGGTCTCAGATCAAGTCACCCTCGGGGACACCCTTGACAAGATCACCCAAGGGTTGGACGACTGGTATCAACCCACAACGGAGGTAGAACCTGTGGCAATGATGAAGTACGAGGCTTTGGCACACATGCCTAAAATAGGCATGGATGCTATGGGAAGACTTACCCACTTTTTAAGAAGCCGGAACGTCACCCAAGCTATGGTTGATTGGTGGGATCTTCGACACCATGACTACGAACGGATTGTCCAGCCCGTTTATTGCCGAGAGCCTTACGAAGACCATCTCTATGGAGCAGTCGGTCGAACAGTCGTTAATGACTCTCGCAAATACTACAACTACTTCGGCATGGAGACCGGTCGAATCTTAGGAGGCTTGCAGCATTGGAAAGGCTACGGCAGGACGATCCTCGTCGAAGGCTTTTTCGATATGATGAACATCTGGTATTGGGCGCAGTGCCACGAACTTGATGTCCTCTGTACGTTCGGGGCGAAGGTCACCGACGAGCAAGCAAAGATCCTCCAAGAGCTTGACACCCATGTCTATTTGTTCTTCGATATGGACGACGCCGGGATCAAAGGTGCAGCCGAAGGCATGAAGAAATTAGTCAACCTACAGTCGAAACCCAGAACCATCACATGGAAGCCCAAGGAGCTTGACATGGGTGGGTGCGATAAGCTATTCTTTACCTCGCTGCTTCAAGCAGAGAACATTATTTAAAGGGCGACAGCCCAGAACCCCAGGAGGACAATATGTCCAACGAAGAGAGCCCAATGGGCAAACCAGATGAAACCCCACCGCAGTCTGCTGCACCTGCTTACCTTTCTGGTGCAGGTCAAACCCCGGAGCCTTCTGCTCCAGTATCCACTCCCCCCGCCGCAGCCCCAGCTACTCCGCAACATACGGAGAAACCACAGGCTGGTACGGGAGCCCCGGATTGGATGCAACAGGACATGACAAACCCTGACCAAACAGATTTTAAGGACGAGATCCATCGTCTTTATATAAAGCAGGGTGAGTCCAAAGATGTGATCTTCCTAACGGAGTGGGGCGTTGCTCCCGCCCAAGGTGGACCCATCATTGTCTTTGAACACAATCCCCAGTTCGGGGAAGGTGCCCAACGATTCAAGCACTACTACAGTTGCTTGCAACCGCTGGGGATTCCTTGTCCTATGTGTCAACGTGCAGAGACTGCACAAGATGGACGTCGCTACAAAGCGATGATGATGTCGGCTATCGACTGCACTGGATTCCAATCCAAGCAGGGGTTAATCAACAACTTCAAGACGATCATCTGCTTCAAGCAAAATGTGATGGAGCGTTTCGAGCGAAAGATGCAAGAGCTTCAGTCGATGGGTCACTCCCTTCGCGGAGCCCACTTCAAGATCTTCCGCAGCCGAGACAACCAGTCTCCTAAGACTGGTGATGATTTCTCGTTCCAGGGAATGGTCGATCTGGCCCAGTACCCTGACAACGCTGTCCACGACTGGGCGAATCTTATCGCTCCAGATCCTGTGAAAGTTGAGGAAGCCATGAAAGAATTGGCGAACGCTCAACAGACTAACTTCCAAGGTGGAGGCAACCAGGGTGGTGGACAACAAGGTGGTTATCAGCAGCCGCCGCAAGGTCAAGGTGGTTACCAAGGTCCTCCCGGTCAACCAGCCGGTGGACAACAGGTAAGCTACTAAACCCTTCAGTCAAACCCCCTCTCCTATTATTAGGAGAGCGGGGTTTTTCTTTTCTCTTGCTGGATTGCCATGTACACCGCACAAGATCTAATCGCCTCTGCGCGAAAACACAAAATGTTCTGCTTCGATGTAGAACATGCCCACGATACCAATCTCTCGGCTACTGATTTTAAGCTCCATGGTATGGGGTTTGCTACCGAAGAGATCACCGTCTATTTGACTGACATGACCGTCATCCGGGAAGTGATAAGAAACCTCTTCCCCGACGACGACATTGAAGCCATCGCGTACAACGCTAAGTACGATCTCAAGTGTCTCAAAGCTGTCGGCATTATCGACTCCCACGAGTACCCCAATGGGATTCGTGATCCGATGATCGGCTACAACCTTCTCGACGAAAACCGCCAGCAGAATAAGATGAAGTTGGAGCATCTGGTCCTCGATATATTCGGTTACCAAATGCAGAGCTACATGCCTGCCTGGGAAGCCGGAGGGGCGACGTTCGAGGCTTATGCCAAGGACGATGTTTACTGGGAGTTGAAACTCTACAAACACCTCAAGCCAATGATCGTGCGAGAGGGTCTGTGGGGTAACTTCATCAAGATCCGAATGAGGATTCTCTTGGTGGTTTCCGACTTAGAGTACGTGGGCTTCTATTGGGATCTCGACCGAGCCCGAGAGCTGCTCCACGGTTATCAGAAACTCCGAGACAAATACGAAACCGAAATCCACGAGTTGATAGGAAACGTGAACATCAAGTCCGGACCCCAGATGTCGGTCAGACTTTTTGATGAGCTGGGATACTCGACCCGAGGGTTGGATAAGGTGCCAACAGGGAAGTGGTGGAAGCTTGACGCAGATGCGTTGGACACACTCTCCCGACGATACCCTGTCGCCCACAAGATCAAACAGTTCCGAACAGCCTCCCAGATGATCGGCACCTACGTCGAACCTCTCTCCCGGATGGCGATGGATGATCCGAACAGCCGGATACACTCCAACTTCTGGTTAATCTCCCTCACAGGACGAACGCGGAATACCAACCCTAACCTCCAGAACCAACCCGCACGACTCGACAAGATCTTTGACGACCTCTCGATTCGTACAGGCTTCGTCCCACGAGACGGCTTCTCTATGATCGTGAGCGATCTCTCTCAGATCGAGTTGCGAGTATGTGCCCATGTGACGGGGGACCCTGGCTTTACCAAGGCGTATACCGACTGGCAGTGCAAGAGCTGTGGAGCCTCGGGATCTAACATCGTTATCCAACACACCTGCCCCAACTGCGGAGTGTACGAAGATGAAGATAATGGATTCTGGCATGGACTAGATCTTCATCAGCAAACCACCGACCAAGTCTCTGCTCTCCAAGGGAACAGGTCCTACGGTAAGCAGTGCAACTTCTCTCTGATCTACGCAGCCTCGGGACGCCGAATGTGGTATGAGTATCCAGACTTTTCTGAGCAGCAATGGAACGACATTGTCGAGCAGTTCCTCAACACATACAGCGGGGTGAAGAGATACCACCAACGCATGAAGAGACTTCTTAACACCGATGGAGTTGTCACCAACATCTTCGGCAGGAAGAGAAGGATCACCCGCGAGGAATTGAAGAAACACTTCAAGCATTGCTTCAACCAGTTTGTGAACTTCCCGATCCAATCCGCAGCCTTTGAATACATCGCCATCGCGTTGGTCAACCTCCGGCAGCAGTGGATCGACGAAGGGATCTGGAACACCGATGCGTACTTTGTTAATTTTATTCACGACGAGGTTGTCGTAGAGTGTAAGCATGGGATGGAAGCGAAGGTCAAAAAGGATGTTGTCTATCACCTTGAACATGCTGTCCAGATGTCAGTTCCTGTGAGAGCCGACATTAAGACTGTAGCCAACTGGAACGAGATGAAATGATCGACCTAAGACAAGGCGAGTGCATCGAGGTGATGAAGACGCTCCCTGATAATTCCGTTGACATGGTCCTTACCGACCCACCTTATGGCACAACAGCCTGTAAGTGGGATGTTGTTATCCCCCTCGGGCCGATGTGGGAGCAGTTGGAGAGAGTCATAAAACCCAAAGGGGCGATTGTGTTAATGGCGAGACAACCCTTCACCAGCATACTCGTCAACAGCAACCTCAAAAAGTTCAAGTATGATTGGGTGTGGGACAAGCATATCCCTCGCAACTTTATCAACGCGAAGATCATGCCCATGAATAAGCACGAGAGCGTTTTGGTTTTTGGGAAGGGTAAGCTAAACTACTATCCGCAGATGACCAAAAGAAACAAGCCGGTAACGGTGAAGAACTACGGGAAGAAGGGGAAGCAGTCGGCCTACCAGATGAACACGAACGGCTCCGATAAGAAGACCCGCACCTACACCCACAGGAATCCCGATACGATTATCACAGGCAAGTGGGAAGCAAACAGTGGTAAGGTACACCCCACGCAGAAACCCGTATCGCTGATGGAGTACCTTGCAAAGACTTACACCAAAGAGGGAGAGACTATCCTCGACTTCGCGATGGGATCAGGCACGACCGGAGTGGCCTGCTTAAACACCAACAGAAGCTTTATCGGAATTGAACTTGACACCGGTTACTTCAAAATAGCAGAGGAGAGAATACATGGCTAACAAATGCAAGTGGGAGGCAGTCACAGCCTCCACGCATAGAATGTGGGTTCCAGATGGTTGGCTTGTAAGAGCGACGGGCTCTGCTAGTGGACAATTTGCACTTACGTTTGTTCCCGATGACCACCACCTCTGGGTGATTGAATGACCATCAAAGCCGACTACGACCGAATGCTCTGGCTTGCTAAGGAGGGACTCCCTTTGAAGCGGATCAAGCGGAGACTTACCCTCATGCCCGAGGGGACCAACGAGGAGATTGAACTCTTCGACGAATCCCGTCCAGGTCTGATTGGTGTTCCCCGCGAGTGGGCCTACGCCCGAGAATTGGATCTGAAACTCCGGGATATGACCCTCAACCGTCCCCGAGTCTGGCCGCAGTTCAAGGGATCGTGGCGAGAAGGCCAGGAGGCGTCCGTAAAGAGCCTCCTGTCACATTTCCGAATGGGATGCTATGGAGGGCTACTAGAGGCCAAATGCGGCTCTGGGAAGACCGTGATGGGTACTGCCGTAGCCGCCCAGATGAATACCCCCACCCTGGTTGTCGTCCCCAAGACCGACCTCGCCCAGCAGTGGAAGGACACAGCCCAAGACTTCTTCGGAGCCTCAGTCGGCAACGTCTGCCAAGACGAGTGGGATTACAAAGGGCACCACATGGTCACAGCCTCCGCGCAGACCCTCTGGGCTCGTCGCGAGAGCATCCCTGTGGGCTTCTGGGAGACGTTCGGGATGCTTATATATGATGAGTGCCACCGTTTTCCCTGCAAGACTTTCAGCATAGCTCTATCGTCCCCCTGCGCGAGATACAGGCTAGGAGTCTCTGCCACATTCCGACGCAAGGATGGGATGGACGAAGTCTGGACCCACCACATTGGACCGGTCGTCCACACGACCAAGGTGAAGAGCCTCCCGGCTGAGTACGTCCAGATCCCTTGGCAGACCCATCTAAGGGATTCCCAGTTCAAGCTCCATGGAGGGGGAATCAATCACTCGAAATGGGTCACGACCATCTCAGAGGACGCAGCCTACACCCACTGGCTGGTCTCCCAGATTTTGACTTCCGCAAGTGCAGGAAGACACACCCTTGTCTGCTCCCACCGAACGGACCAGCTCGCAACTATCAGGAGGATGTTAGAGACTCAAGGCTTCACCGACGTGGGCTACTATGCCGGGAAGGTCGAAGGCAGAACGATCAAGGCCGCAGAGCTGGAAGAGTCCAAGTCAAAGAAGATCGTACTCGCCACGTTTAACAAGATGGCAGAGGGGACAGACATTCCCTCACTTGATACACTATTCCTGGCAACACCCGCCGGGGACATTGAACAGGTGGTTGGACGAATCCAACGTAAAGACTCAGGAAAAAAGAACCTCCTGATCATCGATCCTGTTTGGAATACTCGCTACATGAAAGCACTTGGAAACAAGCGTCTTCGTTTCTATAACTCCCAGAACTTTAAGGACCAAGCTAATGGCTAAAAAAACTACTGACAAAGGAACCTCCGAGGGTCTCTTAGAAATCTCCCGCACGTACAAGGAAGGTGCAGTTGTTACGAAGGAAGATACGGACGTCGAAGTCATCGAAGTCAAGACCTATCCTGGTGTACCTTTAGCAAAGGTTAGGGCAGGTTCCCGGATGACGATCAACCTTGGGAACTACGAGTCTGTTCAGATCTCGGTAGAAGTAGAACTTCCCACCCCCGTCGAAGAACTATCCCCTGCTTACGTTGCTGCAAAAGCCTTTGTCGATGACAAAATGGGCACAGAAGTTTCAGCATGCAAGCAATTCCGTCAAGACAAAGCGAGCGCCTAGTGGCAAAGAAAGAAAAACCTTTGATGACTTTCGACGAGTTTCGTGCGTCAGTCAACGATGGTTTTGGTGCCGGGATTATTCAATCTCCCGGAGCTAACCGAAACCTTCGACGACTGTGTACGGGGTTCGTTGGGCTGGACGGAGCAACGGGAGGAGGTTGGCCCTTTTCTAGGATCAACATCATCGCGGGAGCCGAGTCCAGTGGTAAAACTCTTCGCTGCTTGAAAGCCGCAGAGCAAGTCAAGGAATACGACAAAGCTACGCACGTACACAAATCACACTTCAAGGATCTTACGGAGTTCACTCCAGGGACTGCCTTGTTCGTGGACGTGGAGAATAGTTTTGACGAGGACTGGGCTGTACTCAACGGTTGGGACATGGAGAACTACTCGATTGCTGTACCTGCTTCGGCAGAGCAAACGGTAGACCTAGTCACCAAAGCGATTGAGCAGAGGGTGTTCGATTTGATCATCGTCGATTCAATTGCCGCGATGACTCCTGACAAGGAGTACGAAAGTTCGAGCGAAGATTGGCAAATGGGCCTCGGTGCCCGACTGACCAACAAAGCCATGCGCAAGTGGAATGCTGCTCTCGCAAAGGCAACCCAAGACGGTGTTAGCGGACCTTGTGTCCTCGCGCTAAACCAGTTCCGGGAGAAGCTGGGGATCATGTACGGAGACAACCGTACCTTGCCAAATGGAAAGGGGCAAAGGTTCGCCGCAGCTATCATCGAATACTGCAAACCTGCCCAAGTCCAGGACGATTCCAAAACTGAATTCGGGGAGGGTATCTACGGTGGTGTGATGAATAAGAACAAGACGTTCACACCAAAGTGTACACACACGTTCACCATGGCTCTAAAGGGCGACGACAAAGGCAAAGTGAATAACGCTGCCGTTATCGTGAAGCTCTGCGCGGATCATGGTATGCTTACGAAAGACCCGAAGTCAGGTTGGAACTATGGAAGCACCAACTTTCGGATCAAGCGAGACTTCATTGACAAGCTCGAAGCCGACCCTGACTTCATGCGTCGAGTATGGCGGGATGTGGTAATGGCATTTGGAGCAGACCCATGGTAAATAGAAGAAGTTTTTTAACCGCAGCAATTGTAGGAGTTACCTTACCCTTCTTACCCTTTCCCCAAGAAGCCTCTGTTAGATCAATACAGATTTATAGAGGAAGCGGAAGGGGTTGCTGGTGGGAAGACCACTCATGGGAGAAAGTGGAGGTAGACCAGATAGTTAGGGTCTGGGACATCCACGATAAGAAGTGGGTGAATCTGCTTGTAACCGAAACTGGCGAGACTGGGATAGTGGGTGTAGAACCCTTCGCCTAATAATAGGAGAGAATTGTGGCAGAGTCACAAATGGGAAGCAAGAAGAGACGCCAGAGCGTCAAAGCCCAGACACTCCAAACGGAGCAGCAGATAGCTGATGACCTGGGAGGCAAGCGGGTGCCTATGTCAGGAGCGGGAGACAAGAAGGGAGACGTCCAGATAGACGACTTCGTTTTGGATTCCAAAGAGACCCTAGGGGATCGTCTGACACTTAACGCTTCTGACTTCGTGAAGATCTGCAGGGAGGCAAGCCAGGAGAGCAAAGACCCCGCCTTTGTTTTTACATTTGCAAAGCATGCCCACACTGTTCCGCAGCAGTGGGTGTGCATTCCCTTTGATAAGTTCGCGGAGTTATTTGGGGATGAATAGCGAATACTACTACGAGTGGCGGCAGATGCAGTCAGGCACTACTACGATTGTAGTCCCCTTCAAGAGACTCTACCGAACCTTTTGTATACTCCCTAGCTTAAAATGGGCCTACGTCCACCGTGAAGAATGAGACGAACAAATAACTGTAAACAATACTGGAGAAGGTGGTATAATTTAAGGAATCCTTTACCTCTTGAACACAGTATAGTACCAGTAAAGATTCTGTATGCGGACGCAAAGATTTACACAGATTTTTACTGGTTATATGTAACGACATGAGTAAGACGCATGGCTGCACTACTCCTATTTTTTGCATTACAGCCTAACGAGAATGTTGCCCTTGAAGACACCGTAGGGTTAATCGAAGTCAACCATTTTTACGACAACGAAGGGAGGCTAGTCTTTGATCAAGTGATCTTCTACGACTGGTCTGTCTACTCAAACCGACACCAAGTTAGAGCCTGGAGACTTTTGAAACACCGGTCCCAGATTCCAACTTACAATTACCAGACGGGTCTTTACGAATGTATCTGGATGGACGGAAAGATCTTACGCAGAGTAAGGACCAAAGCACTACGAGAGTCTTGGACCCGATTTGATCCTGAGATCCTCGAACGAGAATACTTACCCAAAGAATACAGACGAGAGCTTAGGAAGCTCCGAAAGGTAGAAACACAAGATGGGAATCCTTGATTCACTCAAAGCTGCAGACAAGATGAAAGCCGATCTACAGGAGCTGCGAAATCCTAAGATCTACACGAACTTCCCCAATGCTATTCGCGCATTCTCGAAGGTGTTCCCCGGCAGGGTAGGAACGCGAGATCGACTCTACCCCTCGGGGATTGGTTACGTTTGCCCTCGGGAGTTCGTACTCAACTACTGGAACCCCCAGTTCTCAAGCCCACCCGAGTTTAAGAACATGCTGATGATGGACAGCGGCACATTCATGCACGAGTTCTTCCAGGACCACATCCTGGGACCGATGGGCGTGTTAAAGGGTATGTGGCAGCACACTGTTACTAACCAACTCGTTGAGGGTTACCATCCAGACGCAGTATCCGCAGTCTCTCAATACGCAAGTCGGGAGACTAAACCTTGGAGGTTTGTGGAGACCAAGTTTTACCTCGAAGAAGAGAGACTCTCAGGAAAGGGTGATGGAATTGTTTCGCTCGACCGATTGAAATTCCTCTCTGATAACCTTTACAAAGTGCGGAAGAACCCCCACAGCTTTTTTGAGCAGATCTGGGATATTGATCCAGGGGACGAGGCCGACCTCGAAATAAAAACAACGAACGACCACACCTACTCCTCGTTGACCGACGTTAGCTCTTTGACCGATGGTCACAAGATGCAAGCCGCCACCTACCAGAAGGTGACAGGGAACCGAAAGACCGTCTTCCTTTTTCTCAACCGGGACAAGATGACGATGAAGTCGATCCTCTACGAGAGGGACCCTTCCTACTGGAACATCGTCAAAGGAAAGTGTGATCTTATCTGGGACGCGATCAAAACTAGAACCCTCCCTGTGTCAGGTGCGCCCTGCACCTCTGCCTCGGACAACAGAGCAAAGAAGTGCCCGCAGTGTGGACCCTGTTTCAACAAGTATGCAGCAGGTCAATTTCGGGATTGGACAATCGAACAGCAGACTAACAATCCAGACCTCCCTTGGTTACACGAACTTCCTTAGAGGCTTGAAGATGCTACCACTCGACATGCTTGACAACTGGCATAAAGACTACGAAGTCTTGGAACGCCACTACCTCTACGCCGAGGAGACTCCCCAGGCAAAACAGTCGGTGCGAATCGGCAGGGGAGGAGCCTATACAGATCCCAAAAAGAAGAAGTACATCCGGGACCTCTGCGAGAAGTTTGAAGACTCTATGCCTAATGAGGTTACTATCTCCGGTTTGGTACGAGTCCGGATCGTGTTCTGCTTCCCCTTCCCTCTAGCAGCCAAACCCCCTTTCACCTGGACCTACCTTGACAAAAAGACGGATCTAGATAATCTTTGTAAACCAACGCTGGACTCGCTAAAGGAAATCCTCCTAAATGACGATAGTCAAGTTGTGGAGCTTCAGTGCCGTAAAATACGGTGGCGACAAGGAAAACCAGGATTTATCGGAATTCGGGTTGACGAGATCCGAGAGAGTCGCTAAATTAGAGCCATACCCGGAAAGATTACCACTCTTCTCCTAATGTTAGGAGAGCCCACATTTACCAGGAGACTACCATGAGTCAAGATGCTACCCCCGATGTTGAGTCCACAGAGCTAGTCACAGTCGAGACGACTGCGATGGGTATTTGGGACGAAACGTCCACTGTGTTCTGCCCGATGATTCGGGAAGACATGACCCCCGAAGAGCGACGGGATACCTTCCGTCAGATCTCAACCGCTGCCCAAGCTGGAAGCGACAAGCTCCAGATGGTTCTAGCTGAGACCCTCTATGAGTGCCGCAACAACGGCTACTGGAAGGACTGGCAAGACGAAGCTGGCGACAGCTACAAGAACTTTGAGGATTACGCCGAGCGTGAACTCAAGATCAAATCGACCAAGGCGAATCTGCTCGCCCAGATCTATAAGAAGTTCGTCATCGACTTGACGATCCCCCTCGAAGCTCTCCGCGAGCTACGCTGGACGATTGCCAAGGAACTGCTCCCGGTCGTCGATCAGTCCAACGTCATGTCCCTGTTGGACATCACGAAGAACATGATTATCCTCGACATTCGTGCGATGGTTCGTGCGATGCGACGAGACGATCTTGAGCCCGAAGAGGCTGTCGAAGAGTTGGCAAAGCCAGATCCTGTCACCGTCCCTGAGACGGGGTTGGACGACAAGCCAATCAAGATGTCCTTTATCGTCTCCCAGTCCATTGCTGAGACGGTCAAGCAGGCTCTTGACGAAGCTGGTACGATCTGTGCGAGCGATGCCCCAGGCGAGCAACTGAACATGCTTGCTGCGGACTTTCTCTCCGGAGCGGGAGGTGGCTCAACCGGTTACTTCCAGCGATTGGATCAAGCCATCGCCATGGTCGAGACTGCCTACAACTGCAAGTTGGAAGTGGTCAACACCCAGGAAACCCAGGATCACATCAAGAAGATCCAGGAACTTGACAACGCAGCAGAGACTGCCTCTGTTGAGTAAACTTTCATGGGGCACAGGAAACGTAACCTGGGGTGATACCGCAACCTGACGAGGCTTGTAGGACCTCCCGAATCGGCCCCTGTTTCTTTCATATCTGAATAAGGAGAACATTAAAAAGTGAGTAGCCTCCAACGATACTCTCGCTAAGTCCCGAGGTGGAACCCGAAAGGTCGAGAGTAGTCATCGAGAGTTGTGGAAGGTCCAATCCGGTGAGGGTCGTCACAGGCAGCAGGTAGTTTGCAATAACCTGCGGAGGTGCAAGCCCTCCACTTTCGACTTGGGTAGGATCTGAGAAGAGGTCTTACGTTTCTCGTTGTTTTGTTTGTGCTGCGACTCTGCAGCCTTGGCTAATCCCCTCGGCTGCAGGGTCATTTTCTAGGAGACCATTGTGATAGAGATCGAGGGAAAGGAGTTGAACTACACAGACGTAGGGAGGAAGGTTTATTACAACCCTCCTACTAAAAAACACCCCGAGCCCCAGAGCGGAGTTATCTCCTCTTGGAATGAGTCTTTCGTCTTTGTCAAGTATTCAAAACAAGGCAGAGGTTTTTTCCAAGGCTCCCAAGCAACATCCCCCGAACATCTTCGTTGGGTGGAGACCCACGTCGCCAAGACGATTAGGGATTACCAAGAGCAGAAACCTGGACCTTGGTTCCCCCAACGTACAGAGGAAGTTCTAATTCTAATTCCATACAAGAGACTTTATAAAAACGTAGGATTTGAGGGTCTTTGGAATTGGCGGGGAGTAGCAAGATGAATGACCTAGCCCTACTCGTGTCCGAGATCAGCAACAAACCTTTCTACCTTTTCAAACAGAAGTCGGACAAAGTCCTCTGCGAGAAGTTAAAGGTAAGAGATGGCATCGTTAACCGCGAAGACATCCACGTCATCAAAGACAGGACCTGCACCTGTCGAGCATTCTTCAATAAGAAGGTCTGCTCCCATGTGAAGCTACTAGATCAACGCGACTGTTCTTTTGTGGATGGCGTCTCCGGCGAAAACGCGGAGTGCATTCTAGAGACGGTCCACATTGTACTCGAAGACTTCATTGCAGCAGACGCACCTCCAATCCCAGAAGATGCAGATTGGACTAAACTTATCGACATGCACATACCGATAAAGAATGTACCCGAGGATGTTATTTTTGGATTCTTTACGGTCGTTTTACCCCGGAAACAAGGCACTATCGGCATCTTTCTGGAAGCAAACCAAAGAAATCTTGAAAACACCGTTTGACATAAACTTCCGACTCTGGTAGGTTTTAGACATCGACGGAAACGAACCCCACTTTACCCAGGAGACCAACTACCATGGCGACCACTACTTACAACATCGCCCTTCAGACTGAAGCAAACAAGTTCAAGTTCTACCAAATCACTGACAACAAAGTCCGCTCGACTTCCGTTGTCGAACGCAACGCCGATGACGGGAAGCTCTCGTGCAACTGCACCGAGTACCGTTTCGCAGACGACAGCGTCTGCCGCCACACCACCTGCATCACCGACGATGTAACGGTCTGGGATAAAGGCTTCGAGCGTAAAGAGAAGGGCTCGCGAAGCAAGCCTGTTCCTGTCCTCTTCGACAGTGAGACCCCCATCGAGTGGACGGGGGAAGAAACACTCACCCACATTATGCTGCTAGGCAAAGGTGCGGTAGTCCACGCTGTCCACCCTGAGCTTCCCGATCTGGGAGCCTCCGCTCTGTTGGACTTCCTGACGATGGGCAACATGCCCAAGGTTAAGGTCGATCCCGACAACCCTCGGTACATCAACCCTGCTCGTATCCACGCCGAGTGTGAGAAATCAAGCGACTCTTCAAAGTCGTTGGAGTCCACGCAGGTCAAGCAAGCCGGTAAGAAGGTTGACCCTGTGACCAAGGTCACGATAGTGGTGGAGACTGTTTCGGAAGAGGAGACTCTTGCGGTTGACTTCGCCACCTACGCCGAGACGACCGAGCAGCAAGACGAAGAGAGTTACGAGTTGGTGAAGCCAGAGGATTGGGCCTCGGTAAAACGACCCGCCCCTTCCACCTTCTTCGTCACTCCGGAGAACTGGCTAACGGCTGTCTACTGTGCCTTGCATGGTTGTCGAGTCCTCGTGACTGGCCCTTCCGGTTGCGGTAAGTCGGAGCTTGCCTACTATGTCTCACGACTCTGTGGCATGCCCCCTCTGACTGCGGTCAACTTCGGTGCCATGCAAGATCCGCGAAGTGCGATCATCGGCAACACGACTGCCAACGTGGATGGCACGATCCATAACCTGTCTCGGTTTGCCCAAGCGATCCAGAAGCCGGGGATGATTCTCCTGGACGAGATCAGCCGCGATCAGACTGGAGCAGCCCAGAACATTCTGTTGCCTCTCCTGGACAACCAAGGCTACCTCGCCATCGACGAAGACGAGAACTGCCCTGTCATCCACAAGCATGAGCGTACCTCGTTCTTCGCCACGGCGAACATCGGGATGGAGTACACTGGAACGGAAGCTTTGGACATTGCTCTGATCGAGCGATTCGACTTCCACATCCACATGACTTGGGCACCAAGGGATAAGGAAAAGGACATTCTCCTGAAGAGATGCCCTGGACTGAAACCTGCATCAGCAGACCAGCTCGTAGACCTTGCTGGGGAGCAACGTAAGCTCCATGAGGAAGGCGACATGTCCAAGTCAATCTCGACTCGTATGCTTCTCGCGGCAGGCACTGCTGTCGGTCGAGGGATGCCTTACGAGATGGCTCTGTCCGGTTCCGTTATCAACAAGTTCGAGGCTGACGGGGGTGACTCCTCCGAGCAGACCCAGCTCCGACAGTTGGTGCAACGCAAAGGTGGTGCCAAGAAACGCAAGTAAGAATCGGTGGAGGGGGGATCGGTCTCGATTGGTCTCCTGCCGGTTCTCCCTCTTTATTTAACACACATCAAAACACCCCCTCGCACAAGGACGATTACCATGAATCGAAAAGAATTAGTAGCTAAGTTTCCCGGCTCTCGTCTCCAAGTTACGGACGGGGCTTTTCCTGACACTACGGACTATGCCTTAGTGCTAGATCAGCCCGGATGGACGTCCGAAGTCAAAGTTACCTGCGGCAAGACGAGGGTGCAGACCCAAGAGGGTTATGAGTCCCAAGTCCTCACAGACTTAGCCGAGCGGGTAAACCATGGGCAGGGTAACCCCTTCTTCAAGGTCCCTGCCGAGGACTGCACCGTCTACCAAGTCAAGAGGACCAAAACCAAAAAGGGTGATCCCAAGACCTTTGTGATAGCCTCCAAGTGTATTGCTGGAGAGGTGAGGCTAATCCACACTTTGACACTCACCGAAGGAGGTAAGCCCACCTGCCCTTGTTTCCAGAATCGGTTCAGCGATGACAACGAATGTGAGCATACTTTAAAGGCGAAACCCCTTTTCGCCAAGGAAGATGGATTTATCACCAAGGACCCCTTGACGTAATATTCCGACCCTGGTACATTTTAAGAATCTGAGAAACACTCCCCAACATAAGGAACTCTGCAAATGGCGAAAAAGCAGAAACGAAGCTGGTTCGATACACTCGACAAAATCAAGGATCAACGCGATGGTCGCGGCGACCTCTTCGACGAAGCTGCTGGTAACTTCTACAACGAAGACCAAGCAACAGAGAGCAACCAGTTCTCCAGCAAGTGGTCACGCAAGCAGTACAAGCTTGACCCCAAAAACGAAAGCAAGTTGGTGATGGACCTTGCGATGATTCGCAACGCCGTCGTCAACCTTCTACGTGTTCATGGTCTCCCCAGAAACTGCCCGGTTGAATTCGCGCACCTCGGAGAGATCGGAGGGGCCGCAGCATCTTTCCGCGACATTGGAAAGTGGAAGCAGCCCTTCATCCTGATGGACCTAGTGCCGTTCGAGATTGCCTCCAGTGAGGAGGTTCTCGATCTCTACCTTGGCCTAGGTCTCCATGAAGCAGACCACATCCGCGAGACCCGCAAGCTCTTCTTAAAGATGAAGCAGTGGGACGGCACCGAGCCGATTCTTTCGATGTTCACTGGTCTGTTTGAAGACGAGCGTATCGAAGCCGCAGGGAAGTTGCACTCCCCTGGTTTTGCTCCCTACTACCATGGGATCAAGCGGATCTTCTTCGAGAAGCGAGAGTTCGGTAGCAGCATCGCCCACTGGGGTGAGGAGCAGCCCGAGGTCAGCCGCATCAACGCTATCTTCTTTGGTTTTATCCGATGCGGATACCTGCTAACCAAAGAGATTAAAGAGTGGAAGACTCTCACCAACCACTGCGTCTTCGACGAGCTTCGTGGCATGTTCCCGCACCTCCCTCGCACAGAGGACGAGGTGATTGAATACGGTCAGAAGATCCATGACTACTACAAGTTCCTGCTGAAGGAATACGACGATCTCCTGGACATGTCTGACGAAGACATTAAGAGCAAGGTTCAAGGCGAGCAACCAGAAGGACAACCCGAGGGGCAACCTGAAGGCGAAGCTGGCGAAGGTGAAGCCGGTGAGGGTGGTCAAGGTTCCGATGGGGAAGGTCAAGGCCAAGAGGGTCAAGGTCAAGGTGGTCAAGGTGGCGAGAGCCAGAGCGGTCAAGGTCAGAGCGGTCAAGGCCAAGCCTCCCAAGGTGATGGTCAAGCCTCCAACGACGATGGCACCGAGGCCCAAGGCCAAGACGCTGCACCTTCCCAAGGTGGAGAGCAACAGCAAGGCGGCAAGCAGAGCCAGCAGAGCCAGCAGAGCCCCCAGGAGCAAAAAGCTGGTCCTACCTCGGAAGAGATCCAGGATCGCCTAGACGCAGAGCGTAAGGCTCGCAGCAACGCCCAAGCGAAGGAAGCTACCCAGAAAAGCATCGACGATCTAGTCAAGCAGCACCAGTCTGCTTTGGAGGATTACAAAGATGCTGAGAAGTCGGGTGACTCCTCGCAGGACAGCGAGAAGAAACGAGCTATCGAAAAGTTCGAGAAGACTCAGAAGAAGCTCAACAAGAAACTCGCTGACTTGGTCGAAGCAGGAATCATGGACGGCAGCTTCACCATGCAGGACATGATCCAGATGATGAAGAAGCTAGACGACGTTTCCTCACCGATGGACGCCAAGCAATCTGAAGAGTCGGGTAAGCAAACTGCGAACCGAGTCGAGCGAGGACCTGATTGGCAACCTGAGAAGGGCTCGTCTCCTGCCGGGACTGTGATCTCTCATCCGCAACCTACGTCTGCTTTGACAGCGAAGTACGAGAACTACCTCGCTCTGATGCAGCCGCACATCAACCGGATGAAAAAGGTTTTCTCTTACCGAACAGGTAGCCGAAACTTCAACATCACCGAGCAGCCAAACGGGCGAATCGACCGACGTAAGCTTCACATGATCAAAGAGGCTCAACTCAAGCACAGAGCCAACCCTGGCTTGAAGAAGCGTGCCTTGCGAATATGCAAGCAGGAAGTCACAAAGTCGGCCCGAGGGCTCTCTGTGGGCATCCTGCTCGACGAGAGCGGATCTATGGGTTCGTGCTACGACAATCCTAGCATGAGCAGCATGGGAAAGGCCGAGTACGCAATGTGCATCGGTGTCCTTCTCCACGAGTGCCTCGTTGGCTTGCCTAGCATCGAGCATGAGATCTACAGCCACACAACCGGTGGGTGGGGTCGAGGCGGCGGGGACAACGATACGATGTTTACATACCTGTACGGGAAGAACAACCCGCACAAGCATAGCATCGCAGCTTACGATCCCGGCAGCGGAAACTACGATTACGTGGCGATCAACTGTGCCCGCCATGAGATGAAGAAGTTCTGCAATCCCAAGTTCGAGAAGTTGCTGATCGTTGTCAGCGATGGTGAGCCCTGCGGCCACTTCGGTGGAATGTCGGCTACGGACGCAACCAAGTTGTCGGTTGACCAGTGCCGCAAGGACGGCTTCCACGTTTTGCAAATCGCAATCGACGGGGTTCGTAATTCCGACAAGATGTACGGCAAAGAGAACGTCGTCCACTTCGAGGACCTGCCGAACCTGATCGTTAACATGCGGAAGTTCATGGCTCGCCTGATCCGCAACATTTCGTAAACCCTGACTGTGCCCCTGAAACTTTACCGCCATTTGGTTCGGGGGCGCAGTCCTATTATTAGGAGAAGATTATGGACCTTACACCCGAGCAGATTGCACTTGTACCTCTAGTGACTCTATGCTTAGTAGTTCCCCCTAGCATAGCCTTGATGGTCTACACAGCTTACAGGTGGGGAGAATAAATGAGCCTGCTAGATAAGTTCCTCCGCAAGCCGGAGATGGAAACGCTACACGAAGGTCCCACCGTGATGACTCGAATTTGTCCAGTCTGCGGGGAGCCCAAGCTTAACTCAAAGAACCGGGGAGATCGGATGCACCCTAAGTGCCGGGCAGAGATAGCCAAGCACAGAGAGTACGGAGGGAGCCGCTCAACCAACTTCCAATTTGGCCTGGGAGATCCCAGCGTCAAGGACTAGGAGAATCCCTTGCAAGAGATTAAGATACGTCTCAACGACGACGAACTTTGGATGCGTGATGTTATAGATTCCCTCGCACTTCAGATGAATGAGGTGCAAGGATTTAGAACATCTCGCGCCAACATGGCGAAGAACATTTTACGACAGTCACTGGAGAGGTGGAAGCCTGATGCCGAGGAAGATCGACAACTGGAAGGGAACGCGAGTGAGTGTAACGATCCCGAAGGAACACCAGGACTTTGCGGATGCTCTCCACGAGATAGTGAAGGGGAGGCAGGCGTTAGGATCTACCGCGAGTCTGAGCAGTGAGCTGTTTAGGATGGCGCTCAACGGATTTAACAACGGCATGCGAGGTGCCGAACTTGACAACAAACTTTTAAGAGAGCTTAGAGACCATGAAGACAGAAATGCCACGCGAGATGAAGGAGATGTTTGTAGACTTCCTGAAGAAGCAGAACGGGGACCTGAAGGTCTTCCAGATGCCGGTGAAGGAGACTGCTGAATTCGTCCGCTTCATGTGGAACGGTTGCCTCTTCCGTTTAACGCTGGACCCCAACGAAGACCCTGACGAGTTCCAGGTGATCTGGGCCGACAGCAACGAACGACAAGGCAACGAGTTGTTTGCCAAGTGGTACAAACACCTCGCCCGAATCCAAGAGCCAAAGGGACAGCCTGAGCGGACGAAAGGGACGACAGAATTCAAGCCACACGAAGGCGTACTTGACATGTCGAACCTGTCGATGCAAGCCAAGCTTTATGTCCATGCAGGCTTCACCCCGATGGGTGCAACTATTCTCGAAGACCTTGTCGCCAACGTCGAGCAGACTCAATCCCGAGTCGAAGAATTAGAAAGGATATTAAGTGCCTTACTCAATCAAGCTGATGGAGAAGAAGCCATCCCCGGACAGTGAACCGGTCGTCCACTTTCACGACAGGATCGACGCCGAGGATTATGCCACAGATCGCTGGGGTAGCCCCCAGCAATACAGAAGGTTGAAGTGGTGGCATGTCAAAAAAGAGGTTGTGCAGATATGGAAGATAGTCCCCTTAGTAATCCTAGAAACCTGACCAAATGGGTTTGGATAGTAGCCTATAGCGACCATAGAGTAAATAGCTGCTCATGCCTAACGCACTACACACCGCTCAGAAAAAGGATAGAACAGGGTTACCTGTTAGGCGTTACGTTTACGCCTAGAAAAAACCTCTACTCTTTGAAAGACTATCGATGAATGATCCCCACGAAGAACTTGTACACCTCTCTCCCCGCGAGGCTAAACCTAAAGAGCGAAAGTCTCGCCGGGAGCTAGAGGAGGGACGAGAGTTAGCCGAAGAGGATCTGGAGATGGATCACCTCGGCTTTGACAAACCAGTACCCGCCCCTAAGAAGCCTGTCAACCGATGGGCACTGTTGAAGAGGATTAAAGATGGTGGACCTAACGGACTTGCACTCTCCGACATTCGATATTTATACAGCCTTGAAGACCCTCAATCACCTTTCCTACAGGAGCCTCTTGGACTACTGCTCCGGGAAGGATATATACGATCCGTTACCGGGACCAGCAGACGCTCACGACTGGTTGGAGTCCTCTACCTTTGCACAGACAAGGGGCTTAACTACGGTAACACAGCGGACGCTCGGGATTACTCAAAAAGGAAGTCTCCAAGTAAGAGCGGAGATGGCGATGCTGCTAGAGAGGGCAGGGACTTTGGAACACAACCATTCCACCCTTCTGAGAAGAGCCGAGACGACTCTGCGCCGGTGGCAGAAGAAGAGATGGAATCTAAAGACTAATCCCTGCATTCCCTGTCGAGAGTTAATAGTGCCACACAAGCAACTTTACACTCCGTTTGAATTACGAATCTGGCATTCTCTTTTCGTCGCTCGCTAAAAAAGACCCCTCCCCCTTTATTTTTGAGTTCTCCTAATATGCGGAGAAACTGCTCTGGATTCGGCATAAAAACCACCGATATAATAGGGGACTTAACGGACCCTTTAATCATGGTGGGTAATTTATGGGAGAGCTGTTCCCAGTCCTGACGCGACTCTACGATTTTCTCGTAATGTTCATCCCACACTTTGTGATCGTGAACACAACGCAGGAAGGTGTAAAGTGGCGATGGGGGTCCAAGGTGCGAGTTGTCAAGCATGACAACGGTACTTGGGTCTTCGGTCGAACAGGTATCCACTGGTATTGGCCGGTAGTCACAGACATTCCTACGGTCATCCCCATCAAGCGGCAGACCAAACGACTGCCGAAGCAGAACCTCACGACCAAGGACGGACTCGTCCTACATCTTCGTGGGGTTCTTATCTATGAAATCTCAGACGTCGAGCAGTTGCTTACGCAGTGCTACGACTACGATGATACAGCCGAAGACTTCGCAATTGCGGCTATCTCCCAGGTTATCTCTAACCTCACCTACGAAGAGCTTGTAGGCGATTCTCGGAAGACTGCGACCAACCTTGGCAAGAGGCTGAGGGCTGAACTGAAAGAATTTGGAATCAAAGTTATACGTCTGTCGTTGTCGGATTTTGCAAAGGGCGAAACCCTCAACCACCTGACAGACTTGGAAAACCCTACGACAATTTCTTCTGCTGAGGACGAGTAATAATGGCCGGTCTAATCGATTTTTGCAATACGGATAAGCAGCGGCTTATCATTGAAAAACTAGACAAAATGAGCTATGCGGAAATAGCAAAAGAGGTAGGCGCAAGTACCTCCACGATCAGGGGGTTAGTATCCCGGATCAAAAAGCGAGCAGCCCTTCAGGGGCACAGCCCTGAACATGACATGACACACACGGTGCCATCAACGCACTATGTTAAGGGCACCTCAACGCTATACGATGAAGACGGTAACGTCAAGGCCCAGTGGGTAAAATCGTCAGCCGACATGGATCGACTAAAGGAATTCGCTGAAGAATATGCAAAACATGTTTGCCTAGACTTCACCCCTCTTCCTAAGCGACCTGCCCCCACAAAAAAGGGGATGGTCGCTGACGAGCTGGTCGTCTACCCAATCGGGGACGCCCACATTGGTCTGTACTGCTGGCACGAGGACGCAGAAGAAGACTGGGACATCGAGATCGCTGACAAGATATTCGCGGAAGGTTTCGACCGACTGATGGAAGCCTCCCCTAAGACCTCTGAGGCAGTCATCTGCAACCTCGGAGACTGGTTCCACACTGACACCCCTGAGAACGTCACGAGGCGGGGAAAGAATCCCCTGGACGTAGATGGGCGATGGGCGAAGGTCGCCCGAGTGGGAATCCAGATTATGCGCCGGATGATCGACGCTGCCCTTGAGAAGCATGAGACGGTGACTGTGATCAACGCCATAGGAAACCATGACGAGCAGACTTCGCAAATGCTCAACCTCTGTCTGGAAGTGGCTTACGAAAAGAATCCAAGAGTCAAGATCGACGTCAGCCCTGATGGTTTTCATTGGTATGAATTCGGCAACAATCTGATCGGTGTTCACCATGGGCACAAGGTCAAGCCGGAGGCACTCTACAAAGTCATGGCAGAAGACAAGCGAGAGCAGTCTGGGCGATGCGAACATCGCTACTGGTACACTGGTCACATCCACCACCAGAAAAGGCAAGACGTGGGTGGACAGGTGATAGAATCTTTTCGTACACTGATCCCGCGAGATACTTACTCCCACTCACATGGCTACCGATCTAAGCGAGACATCTGCGCGGTTACCCTTCACCGACAACACGGTGAGACCCTTCGCAACTCGCTCCACATCGGAGCCATCATCGAACAGATTGACAAGGACTTGACAAATGATTGAAAAGTATGATCTAGCGATCAACAGAACAGGGTGCGAAGACGAAGGTATTATCAGCATTCTCTCAGGGGAGTTCCTGAACGTCTTCAACCCTGATCCTGACACCATGAATCTTCTCGACATAGTCTCTGCACTAGCGAAGCTCTGCCGCTTCGGAGGGCAGTGCGAGAGGTTTTATAGTGTTGCCGAGCATTCGGTGATCGTTGCCCAGGAGGTGAAACTTCGCGGGGGCAATTGGGACACCCAGGTCGCAGCCCTTTGGCACGACGCAGGCGAAGCCTATATCGGAGACATGTGCCGCCCGATTAAAAACCACCCCTCGATGCAAGCTTTTCGAGAGGTCGAAAATCTTCTGATGGATGCCATACTGCGGAAGCTCCCCGTGGATGAAAAAGAGATCGACTGGGAGATCATCAAGGAGTGCGACAACACCGTCTGCCGAGCAGAGGCCGCACTGTTGATGAAGGGAAGCGGAGCATGGAAGTGGGAAGGGTGCCAGATGGCAACGTCCTTCGTCCACACGTCACCCACGCAGGTACTCACCCCGCCTCTTGCCGAAGCATCCTTTTTGGATTTCTGGGGAAAGCTGTTGGTCGCATGAAACTTATGATCTGCGGCTACGCCCGCCACGGCAAAGACACCGTTGGGGAACTGCTCGAACAAGAACTTGACATAACCTTCGATTCGTCAAGTATGTTCGCCTGCAAACTCTTCCTGTTCGATGCCCTAAAAGTCAAGTATGGCTACAACACTCCACAGGAAGCCTTCGAGGATCGCGGCAACCATCGCAAGGAATGGTTCGACATGATCTGCGCGTACAACGCCGACGACCCCTCCAGACTCACGCGGGAGATCTTCGCCCAACACGATATGTACGTGGGGATACGCAACCGCATCGAATTCCTCGACGCCCGCGAGAAGAATCTCTTCGATTTATCGATCTGGGTGGACGCTGCAGAGCGGAAACCGCCCGAATCCGGCGTCTCAAACACCGTTTCTAAAGATCTTTGCGATATTATTTTGGATAATAATTCGGACGAAAACACCCTAAAACGTAGGGTCAAACGTCTTGCAGCCTGTCTCCGCTGAAAACTTTCTCGGAATCCCTGTTGACGGATGAGATCCCGGTCGATAGATTACTTATATAAGTTAATCAACGCAACGCAAACGGGAGACACAAACATGAGACTTTCCGAAATCAACGACCGACTCGAAGCCGCAATCGTCAACGACAACAAAGCGGAAGTCGAAGCTTGCTTGGCCGAATACCGCAAGGCAACGCTCGAAATCAAGAAGGCTTACAAGACGATGTGCGACAAGCGGGTGACCCTTGTGCCCGTCACAGCAAAACCAAACGCCCGATTCAACTAAGGAAGAGACCAATGATTGTTACAGCAAAACCAAATGCCTCCAAGAGGACCAAGGAGAGGCTCAAGAGATTCGAGGGGAAGTTCACCTCGGTCTCGCAGACGAGCTTCCCCACCTGCTTCCAGGGGAAACCAGCGAAGCTTTTTAGAACAGCCAATTGGATCGGGTGGCTCCCTACTGAAGAAATCACCATCTCCTAACATTAGGAGAAACCCGGCAACCACTAGCTGAATGCTGCGAGTTGTCGATCTGCGGGTTAGGCTTGTTTGACGGCGCATGGGGCAACCCCTATTAGACGCAGGGCTGAAACCTAACACCGCAGACCCTTTAGTTTATTTTGTGAGGGTCCTTCGACTTAAAGCGAGGCGACTCACTCCGACTGACACTTGGAGCATCCTACGCCGAGAAAAGGGTTGTCAGCCTGAAGTATCGGTGGAAAACCTCCGGCGTATAAAACCGGGCAAGGCTCTGGATGGGCGAGGGACTCCCACAAACTAAACTTTCAAGATCGTCCTTGGGGACAGGGGGCTAGAAGCAATTCGAGCCCACACATCCTCGCGGAGCATTCACCCACTGTTGCAACGGTGGTTGAGTCGAGCATACGGCATGCCCTCGACTCGCTGAGTGCGGTTCGACTCCTGTTGCCACTGTGGTAGTGGTACTTTGGAAAAGGGTCCTAGAATGGCTCCCTGCTTCCAAGGACGATCTTGTTGAGACCCTGCCGGGGGTGAGCATCAATCCCGGCGCTGGCGAGTACGCAACCGTAAGCATGCAACAAGTGGGACCGCTGACTCAAGTCCCTGCCTCGAAAAGGCCCACCATCGCGGTGCATGCAACCTGTCCAGGTCCACCACTCCAGGTGGCACCCCCCGCAGGGTCTCAAAAGTTTCTCGAAAGTTTTTCCAGATACCCTGTTGACGTGGCAGATCGTTGCCGATAGGATACTTATAGAAGTTAACGAAGCCACGCAAACGGGAGACTCAAAGATGAACCTTTCAGACCGACTCGAAAACGGAACCCAGTACCCCGCAGCCCTCGACATGGTCATCTCGGCACGAGCCATCAAGTTGGCAAACGGCTCTGAGTTCGAGGGGACAGAGCTGGAACACGCAGAGGCTGTTGGGGTTGTGTTCGTCCGAAGCAACCCACGCCAGGGCGTAGAGTTCGTCTACGTGGACGGGGCACTCGCTACGAGCGAGGTAGTCTCGGATGCGGTTCTCAACTTCGTCTGCTCGACCTACTAAAACTTTTCCAGAATTTCCCCGGTTCCCCTGTTGACGGGGAGCCATCCGGTCGATTATAACTTATAGAAGCTTAACCAACTGGACGCCAAACGGGAGACGAGACCATGACCAGAGACTTCACAAAGACCTTCAGCGGAGCCTACATCACCGAACACAAGGGTCGCTACATCCGCGTGGAAAAGACCGATGGAGGTTGGTTGGCTCAGACGGTCCTGAAAGAGGGAGTCTTCTTCGTGGACGACAGCTACGCCTCGCGACTCCACGACATCAGCAAGACCCGCAAGGCGGCTGTCGAGGTGGTGGCGTACCTGATCGACGAAGGCTTCTAAAACTTTCCAAAAAGTTTTCCGGTTTCCCTGTTGACGGGGAACTGGACAGTCGATAGATTACTTATAGAAGTTAACACCAACCCCTCGAAACCTGGAGACCAAGACCATGATGAAAGCACACGCAACCGTAGGAATGACCGTCACCTTTGGCCGGACTCGCGGAGAGCAGACTCTCGGCAAGATCGTCAAGATGAACCCGAAGAAGGCCAAGGTCGAGATCTTGGAGGATCGCGGCAGCAAGTCGAAGAAGGGCGAAGTCTGGGGAGTGCCTTACTCGCTGATGACACCCCACTCGCTGGTCGCGGCGGTCAACGCCGAAAACGCTCCGGCATCGACGCCGGTCGCCAAGGTCACCGAGTTCAAGCGGGAGATCCGCTTCAACCCCTTCGACTCTGTCACGTACCACACGATGGCAGCGATCCACGCCGTCTACGGCGAGCTGGAGCCCGAGATGCTGTCCTGCGACGGGGAAGCCTCTGCTGCCCACGTCAGGAGACGCAGGGCGAAGCTGACCAAGCAGTTGCAAGCCCTCCAGGCTGTCCTGGGCTACCCCGTGACGCAGGAGCAATGCTGGGAGTACGAGGAGAGCCGAAAAGCCTCGCGAATACCCAGCTAAAACTTTCTCGGAATTTTCCCGGTTCCCCTGTTGACGGGGACCGGGACCTCGTCTAGGATAGCTTATAGAAGTTAACCAACCCCCCTGAAACGGAGACCACAACCATGCCAACCGACGCCCCCCAAATCGATCACGCGAACTACCCCAAGTCCCTCAAGGGTCGCAGCGACGACAGCCTCCGCTTCACAATCAAGGATTGCCAAGCAGCCATGAAGGCGATGCCTGACAACCCCAAGTGCGGCTACTACGCCGACGAGATCCACTACTGCGGGATGGAGCTACATTCCCGCACCAAAGCGGCCCAGGACGCCCGCAGAGAGGCCCGCAAACCTTCTAACCTCACGAAGTACAAGCAAGCCGCCCGAGTCGCCCAGCGGTACAACCAGCCCCTCCAGTATTGCGATCCGAAGGCTGACGCCCACGAAGAGAAGTGGAATGAGAAGATCGATAAGTGCGAAGCCATCGAGGAGCTGTTGACGGCAGCAGAGCGGAAACTCGCAATCATCTGGCTGAGTGCCAATGAGATGTACGGCTACATGGGCGAAGTATGCTGAAAAGAATCTTGAAACTTTCCCGGTTTCCCTGTTGACGGGAACCGGGACAGTCGATAGATTACTTATAGAAGCTTAAACAACACAACTCGAACGGGAGACCAAGACGATGCCAGCCACCAAAAACGAGATCAGCCTGAACACTCTGAACATGCTCGCAGAGAACGCCATGAGCCAAGCCAAGCAGCGAGGCCCCGACAGCCAGTGGGGGGCAGCCTGGGCCTACCAGGACGTAGTCTCCCGAATGTTCGGGCACGAAGAGGGCTCGAAGACAGGCGGCAACCTGCTGCGACAAGCCGACGAAATGGGGATCTAAAAGATTCTCGAAAGTTTTCCAGTTTCCCTGTTGACGGGGGGCTGGACAGTCGATAGATTACTTATAGAAGCTTAAACAACACAACTCGAACGGGAGACCAAGACGATGACCAAAAGCACCAGCAGCCAAGCCACCGCGATCCAGACCACCTGCTACAAGGGCTCTGATCGCAACGCGATCATCCGCGAGCATAGCCGCATCGTTCGGGGCTACGGGGTCGAGATCGAGGGGGTGACATACGGGAGGGACTACTTCCTGACCAAGAGGGGAGCCACCCTCGCGGCGGCTCTGATCAACGACGGGATGCCCGTCGAGCAGGCTGTCAGCCTCAACTGCGACGACATCGCAGGGGACGCATTCCGAGCCCGGAATCGCTACGTGGACGGCGTCAAGCCCACAGAGCATTGGCTGGAGACAGCCAGGAAGGCCAACCGAGTCTCCTAACATTAGGAGAGGGCGACACCTGCCAAGCTGGCTGCAGCCAGCAAGTGGTGCGACTTCCGCAGGAGAGACTGCGGGTAATTTTCAACCACCAAACGGGAGACCAAGACAATGGCAGACAAAAAGCAGACCCTCGTATCCGCTACGATCTTCTGGGACAACGGCTCGCATGACCAAGCCTGGGCCTACCGCACCAAGTTCGCTGTAGACGGCGAGATCGTCCACGAGGAGTCTGGCGAGTGGTACGCCGACTTCGGAGCCCGGACCAGCAAGAGCGACCTGCAGGAGGCTCTGAGGGACCTCCTGTTCGAGGAGGGAGTGGAGGTGGACGTGGACTCGCTCTACGCTGACCCAACCCTAGACGGTGGCTACGCCTGCTGGAGCCGCTGAGAAACTTTCTCGAAACTTTTCCGGAATCCCTGTTGACGTGGAAGATCGTTGCCGATAGATTACTTATAGAAGTTAACGAAACGCCAAACGGAGCCAAGACCATGACCACCTTCAAGAAAACCCAAAAGGCCCAAAGCTACCAGTGGAGAAGCGTTGGAGAAGGTTCAAGCCAAGCAGCAAAGTGGGAAGTGGTCGTTAATGGTGAGACCGTTGGCACCATAAGCCGAGAGCAGGGTGGCGGGTACATGGAGAAGTCCTGCTGGGTACTGCGAAGCATGGCACAACCCAGCTTCGTCCTAGCCAGTGGCACCTGTGCCAACTGCAAAGCCAAAGCCAAAACCCATAACTGGAACGAAGTTCTGGTTGCATACGTTCCCCGAAAAAAGTAAACCTTCCACCAAGGAAACCGAGACCATGAAAAAGATCACCATCACCATCAAGGACCGTCCCCTCCGCAAGGGGCACCAGGAGAGAAACTCCAGCGCCGGTGCCATGGGGGACCGTCGTACCAAACGCAACCGCACCCGAGGTGCCAAGAGCCGCAAGGCAATCCAGGAGGGCTAACAGTGAGCCTCAAGATCAAACGAGGGATGGCAGGCTCCAACGGTGGGAAGTCCCGCTGGGAGCGAACCGAGACCCTCAAAACACTCAGCAAGAAACTCCGACGAACCCAAGCCAAAAAGGAAATCAAGAATGCCACGAGATAACTCAACCAAGATCGTCGTCTGCCCCGAGACCGGGGACCGTCTCTGCTACGACAACAAGTGGAGAAGCTTCGCGATGTTCGGCTCCTCACCGTCCTGCGTGAAGGAATACAAGTACCTTGGGCCTGCGTTGAAGGCAGGAGCCCGCTACCGGCACCCGCTGAACAAGGGACCCTTCGAGGCTCACGTTGTCCACATCAACGAGGGAGATTCGATGGACGCCGCAGGCAACGTCCTGCGGTCCTAAAAACTTTCTCGAAACTTTTCCGGAATCCCTGTTGACGTGGAAGATCGTTGCCGATAGATTACTTATAGAAGTTAACCAAGTCGCAACGCAAACCGGAGACCAAGCCATGAGAAACCTTTCAGCCACCGTCAACGAAGTCACCCGCTTCTTCGAGCCCACCAGCCGCGATTGCTTCGTTGGTAACCAATGCTCCTTCGGAGTCGCCCAAGCATTTTACTTCGAGGCCACAACGCTGGGCGATTGGCGTTACGGAGTTCGCCTGTTCAACGACGGCAGCGTCACGGTTGACGCCTCCCACCCCGAGTTCGGTCGCAACACTGTTGTCGCCCTCAAGGACGACTGGGGAGTCGGAGACGTTGTCAAGGCAGTCTGCGACCACAACCGAATGTCGCCCGACAACGTGACCGTTTCTTAGAATCTCGAAAAGTTTCCGGTTTCCCTGTTGACGGGGGACCGGACAGCCGATAGATTACTTATAGAAGTTAACCAAGCAACGCAAACGGGAGACCAAGACGATGGCAATCAACCGAGCAGCCCAACGAGCCAGCAGCAACAACAGCCAGAACGGCAACAAGAACATTTGTGCCCTGGCAGTGGCCCAAGCCTTTGGCTGCGGCGACGTCACCCGCTACCTGCACAACATCAACGATTTGGTGACAGCCGTTCGCAAGAAGTTCACCGTCCGCAGCCGCCTGTCCCAAGTCAAGGGGAAAACGGTTGGTGGGGCACGAGCAAAGATGGTACAACTTGCCAAGGAAGTCGATGCCTACGGATTCATCATCCGGGTTGACGGTCACGCCCTCCTGGTTGGTGCCCACGGTCGCACAATCGTCGATACGGATCGACGCAAGTCAGACCGACGTAAGATCACCCACTGCTACGTCGTCTACCGCAAGAGCCTGTGAGGGGCTCTGCGGGGGACCTAACCTTTCGCCTAATAATAGGAGACCAGATCGATGACACTCGCCCGAGCAATCAATGCCGTCGTCTACGGCAAAGGTGTTAAGCCCACCAACTCGATCAGCGATGCCCGCTGGGCCGCGATGCTGAATTTCATCACCCGAAACAACCTCGTCTAGGAGACCAAGACCATGCCTAGATTCGCCTTCGCGATCTACCGAAACTCCATGAAGCTGGGCACCGTCCTGGCACACACTCGCCGCGAAGCGGAGGAGATCGCCAACCGCAAATGGAGCAACCGCTGGACTTCGATTGGAATCGGAAACTACACACACTAAATCACAGCGAGTGGTAGGTGGTTTTCATACGCTTACCGAGACGGCTGCGAGAGGTAAATTTCCCAACCGCAGAATCCCGAACTGTGCCACTTCATGGAATGTACAGTCAGCCCCTCACCTCGCTTTCAAAACAGAAGGAATACTTGACACATGCTTAAACACTTGACAACCGAAGGTTACGCCGCTGGCGATCCTGTTGCGTTTCGCGTAGGCCGAGGTGCCCTTGGCCGAGACACCTACACCATCTCCAAAGTCAAACGGGTGACCCCCACAGGAATCCTGGTGACCAAGTGCGACCGACGCTTCAGCAAGCACGGCTACCAGAAGGGAGCAGACAGTTGGTCGTCGATCCACCTCTGCACCGTCGAGGAGGCCCAGGCAGGGCTCGCCCAGCAGAAACGCGACCGCAATGCCGCCCGACGCTGCAACAACGTCACAGACCTGATACAGACGACTCGAAAGGGAGGTGCGTTCAACATCACCCCCGAGATTCGAGCCCAGTTGCTCTCCTTCATCGAAGGGCTCGTGCCCAATGCTGAAGATAAATCCTGAAAACTTTATGGCAAAACCCGCTATACAGGGTAGAAAAACGAAGAAACTTTCCAACTTTGGCAGAATTGTTGTTGACGGGAACCTTGAAACTCGATAACTTACTTATATGAGGTTTGCGACTACCGCAGCCCACAACAACCAAGGGAGACCTGACCATGACCAAGCGAACTGACATCCACCGACCATCTGCCATCGTTCCCGCCGACTACACCTACGTGGCACAGTTGGTCTTCAAGGCCGAGTACGACGCCATCCAGCTCGTGCAGGAAGAGCGTTCCATCTTCAACGCCCACCAAGCTCAAACGGGTGCGAAGTTCTCCGACCACAACCATGGCGGGCAGTGCCACTGCTGCGGTTCGGTCAACGCCATCTACACTTGTGCGTTCTATCACGCCAAGACTAACAGCTACATCGCACTGGGTTCCACCTGTGCCGAGAAGCTGGAGATGGGGAGTGCAAACGCCTTCAAGGCTATCCAGCACGCAACCAAGAGCTTCCGCGAAGCTAAGGCGGGCAGGACAAAGTGCATCAAGATGCTTGCAGACGCTGGCGTCGAGTTCCTCTTCGAGGTAGCACGAGAGTGGGACCAGACCTCGCTGACCAAGCAAGGCTGGATCGACTCCAAGGGCTACGCCACTTGGTCGTTGAATGTCCTTCGCGACATCATCAGCCGAGCTGTCAAGTACGGCAAGATCTCGCCCAAGCAGATGGCTCTGATCTCTGGCATGCCCGCCAAGGTCAAGGCCGACCTGGATCGTCAAGCGAAGTGGGAAGCCAACAAGGTTGCCGAGAAGGCAGACCAACTCGCCAACGGCACCGAGTGCCCAACGGGGCGAGGAGTTGTCACCGGCACCGTGCTATCCACCAAGCTACAGGAAAGCCGCTTCGGCTGCACCTGGAAGATGCTCGTCAAGGACGACGAAGGCTTCAAGGTTTGGGGCTCGATCCCATCGGACCTGGACGTTGCCAAGGGTGACAAGGTCACCTTCACTGCTCGCCTTGAGCAGAGCAAGGACGACGCCTACTTCGGCTTCTTCAAACGCCCAACCAAGGCTTCGGTCTTGGTGAAGGCACCGGAGGTCGCCTCCTAGTGTACGAAACTTACTAGCAACACCTTAGTCGTCTGCAGCGGAAGTTCGGGAGACATTTCCCGGACCTCCGGCAGGCGATGCAATTTGAAAGCGAACATGCAAGAGAAAACAACCCACCAACGAAACGTAGAAGACTTCATGCGGAAGGCAGGCCAGGACGTCCCCACGACGCCCACAGTGCCCTCCCCGGAGGTTCGTCTGCTCCGAGCCCGATTGATCATGGAAGAGTGCCTGGAGACCGTTGAGGCTCTTGGTGTTGATCTTTCCTGTGATGGCGACCCCTCGGTGCCTCTCCTCTTCGGGGACATGGACTTCCATGACAACGGCAAGGTAGACCTCGTCGAGATCGTCGATGGCTGTTGCGACATCGCAGTGGTCACCACCGGAACTTTGTCGGCCTGTGGCATACCTGACAAAAGGTTTCGTCAAGTCATCGACGAGTCCAACCTCGCGAAGTTCGAGGGTGATGCCCACAAAGACCCAGAGACGGGAAAATGGATCAAGCCAACCGGTTGGAAGGCTCCCGACCTTCTGCAAATGATCCAGACCTTGACACTGTTACAATCCGAGCCAACTTGCTGTGGGCGAGCATGCTGTGAGGAGGCTGAAGCTTGATCACTTTCCTACTCGTAACAACCTTCACCTTCGTTGGCTTCGTTTTCGGAATCGGAGTCTCCGCTTGGCTCGTGACGATGGAGAGCGAGGAGGATAAAGCTGCGAGGCATGCCTTGGAAGAAACCTTCCAGGGCCTGCTCGACCAGCAGGATCTGATCAACGAACGGAACGCCGTCGTCAAAGAAAAGATGGATGCCCTCTCGTCCACGAGAGAGCTGTATATAAAGCGTGCCGACGCTGACAACGTCAATCGCTGCGGACAGGAGTACAACGCTCTCCTGGACGAGCTGACGCCCAACGTGTTGCACTACAAAGACTTCCTCCCCTTTCTACCCCCGCACTTGAGAGATCGGTGCTAAATCCTAAATTCTTTCCCTGACCACTTGACACCGGCAGGAATCTTATCTAAGCTACACAGACCTGAAACACTTCCACCCCCGGAGACCCCAAGATGCCACTTGAAGCTGATACCAAACTTCTGACCCAACTGGAGATCGAGTTGCTCCACGAAGACAAAAGGATCTTCTGGGTTGAGTCCGCAGTCCTCGACGTCTACCCAGACGTTGACGAGTTCGGGCAGGAGTTCTGCGACTCGTTCGACGTCCTCTCAGTCCTCGTGCAGGACTACCATGGCAACGACGTTTACCAACATGACTTCGACGTCCAGGAGCTGAAAGATCTGGTCGTATCGAAGATCCACGAAACACCCGATTGGCGAGAGAAATTAGTGCAGATGAAGCACTTCAATTGCCGATAAGAATCATAAGAGACAGTTGACGAGCGAGGGAGAAACCTCGCAGGTCCAAACGGATTGGGACCGGGCGTCGAGCCCGACTACCCTGTAAAGAGCAGATTCTCCCAAGGGTCTGTCAGCCTGCCAAAGCTTATCGCAAGTACAATACTCGCCAACTGTTTTTTCAAACTACCCGCTGAAACCCTATCGCCTAATATTAGGCGAAACCAGCACCTTTGTTCCTTCCTTACCAGGAGACACGTTAGTATGATTACTAAAGAACTCGAAGCCGCTGTTTTCCACGCCTTGACCAAGACATGCAACAAGCATGCCGAGCGAGACAACCTCGCAGCAGGTGGGACGTATGACGTCCGAGGCAGCTTCATCGGTCGCATTCGCGACGAGAATTTCAACATCCCCTTCGACATGGCACTCGCCGTGGGGCAGGATGAAGACAAGCCTCACACAGGTCCAACTGCGAGTAAGATCGCAGCGTACCTGATGGGGAAACTCAACCCCGCAACCCGCGCAGCAGTTCTGCGTGACCTCCCCGCATTGTATGCGGACGAGGGCGAGCTGAAGGTGGAGAAGAAAGACGCGGAGGACTGCAAGGTCCTCATGCAGAATCTTCGACTCACGAAGATCGTAACCGCGCGGGGCAAGGTCACCTGCAAGGGTGCCGCTGAACTCCAAGCATAAAGGACACCATCTCGTGAAACAGATCTGTTGCATACTTACCGAGGGGCTGCTGGACGTCATCGACTCCATCTCGCCCAAGCAAAAACGAAACGCAACAATCGAGGACATCCTGTGGGAACACCCAGAGATCCGGGCGAAAGCCAAGTCTCTGGGGGTCTCGCGGGTGGCTCGACCAACCCAAGGAAGAAAACCAAAGAATGAAACCAAACACTCGAAGACGTCTTGAACTTTACACCGCATTGATTGCTGCCCTCCTGGTGCTAGTCACCTGGGAGGCAGTACACTCGCACTGCTATCCGGCTGTCCAAGTCTTAATTAGGATCGCGATTGCCATCCCTGCATGGCTTGTACTCTCAGCCTTCTGTCTGCACATCATCAACCCCTCGCGGCTGAACATCCGCACCGAGAAAAGAAAGGAGACCGAGGAGTGAAACTCGCAACATTGGAACTGAACAGGTACTGCAGCAACTTCGTAGCAAAACGAAGACCTAGAAATGTAAGGATCTGCGGGAATGGCATCGAACACTTTTTTGATGTACCCGCCGGGCTGAGAAAGATCGAGCTAATCTTCCACGATAGACCAGCAACCCAAAGGGTACGTCTGATAGGTGGGAACTGGGATGGTACTCTTTACTGGGACGCCTACGACGAACAGTTTGAGGAACTCACCATCCTCTACAGCTCCTTCGAGGGCTACTTGTCAAGTATTGCCAAGAAGCACAAACACTTCTCCGACATTTACGTGGAATGTTTCTACCATGAGTAATCCCATAAAATATCATGGCGGCAAGGCATACCTTGCCGATTGGATTATCTCCCACATGCCGGAGCATACGCACTACGTCGAGCCCTACTTCGGTGGAGGTGCGGTGTTGTTCCGGAAAGATCCCGAGGGAGTCAGCGAGGTGGTCAACGACAAGTACGGTGCTTTGATGAATTTCTGGCAGGTACTGTCTGATCCTCTGATGTTTGAAGACTTCGAGAGGATGGTTTATATCTGCCCCTTCTCCAAGACACTCTTCGAGAGAGCCGAGGCGAATATGGGGAACCTGAACTATACCCTGGCACGTCAAGCCTACTGGTTCTTCATCCGCTACCGGCAGTCCAGGCAAGGACTAGGAAAGGACTTTGCAACGCTCTCACGCAACCGTACAAGGCGTGGAATGAACGAACAGGTATCAGCGTGGCTATCTGCAGTTGAGGGGCTACCTGAAGCTCATAGAAGGCTACAGCGGGTTGTCCTACTCAACGAGGATGCGCTCGACGTGATCGACCGCGAGGATGGACCCAACACCCTTTTCTACCTCGATCCTCCGTATTTGCACTCTACCCGAATAACCATCGACAACTACACCGAAGAGATGTCCTACCTCGAACACGAGGACCTTCTCAACAAACTGGTAGACCTCGAAGGCAAGTTTCTGCTGTCGGGTTACCACAGCAAATTGTACGACATCATCGCGGAGCGAGTGGGTTGGAATTGTTACGAGCGAAAGATCGACAACAAAGCCTCCTCGTCCAAAACCAAACCAAAGAAAACGGAATGCCTTTGGACTAATTTCCACCCCGAGACAGGAGCAAGGATCTGATGCCACTACAATACTTCCAAGGTGGGAAAGTTGACGCCGAAGGGGGGCGTTACCTCCCTCCCCCACAAGATGGTACAATGGTTACTGCATTTGCACGATACGATTATGATCGCGGCTTCGCAGCAGGGAAGGGAGACCTCGCCCTGGTCATGCAATATGAGATCACGGTGAGCGCGCTCAAGGTAGTAACCAAGGTGTTGAAACATGGCAAGAAAAAGACTGGAGAGTCTGAGCCCTGACCAACTGAATGTTGGTGAGGTTTACGTGATTGGATTCACATGCAGGATCGACAAAAAGCTTGAGACATTGATCGGGGAATTCGAGTCCATGTCAACAATCAAAGGATCGCTCCATTTGAAGTTCACAGTCCAAGGTGGTCAGAGCTGCATCGCTCAGTGCATGAGCTACTGCCACTTGAGTTGGCGAACTATACATTTTGTATATCGAAGGCGAAAGAACGACGTACCATGACCGAGATCGAAGATCTGCAAGCCGACATCAACCTCCTCGCGGGGCAGGTGGGTAGACTGCTCACCATCGTCGAGAAGATGCACGAGAAGATCGAGAGAACCGAGTCCGCTCTGCTGGGACCAAAGAGTTGGTCAGCCACCACCAAGACCTACATCCCACCAACCGATGCCATCACCGATGCCCATGTCACCCCGGTCGTCACCGACTCCCAACACTACCGGCGAGTGTGGGAGACTCACAAGAAGCTCAACGGCGTGACGATCCCCCACAAGAGGCTCCACTCAGCCTCTCCCGGCATCGACTGGGAGAGCAACACCAAGAGCGACCTCGAAGATCAGTATCCGACGTCACTGCCACAAAGTTCTAGGTCCTTCTCTTCCCCCTCAACCCTCCTCGACGATCTCCCTTCTCTAGATATAGACCAGGGCTGGTATGTGGCGAGCGACCCCCTCCCTACAGGCTCTGAGGAGACTCTGAGCGACGGCAGTGGAACCGTCATCCGGCGGGTGGACGTCTACAAAAGTTTCTGAGAACTTCTCGGACGTTTGGAGAAGGGCTCCGTTAGTAAGAGGTAGAAGCAACGCAACCCACCCCAAAAAGGAGACCACCATCAGAAGCCAAACCCAAGAAGAATGGAAAGCTTCGCAGATAGACACTGCGATTGCGAATGCCCAGGCCAATATGGCAGAGACTATCCGAGCCTTCATGGAAGGGGCTTATGACCAGCAGGAAGGAGGTGACGAATGAGCAATTGCGACCAGTGCCACCAGCCCTGCCAAGATTTCCTCTGTCCTTGCTGCGAATACATCAGCAACCACAAAGGCTACCAAGCCGGAGAGATGGACCTCTCCCCACCAGAGGACACACACGAAGAGGACAAAGCCACTGCGGCAGTCATCATTGCCATTGAGGGTGTAGAGATGGCTATCGCTAACGCCTTCTTCACCATCCAGGTGGAAGCCTTAGAGACCGAATTGTTCCGACTCAAATCTCAACTAAAGGGGGGTGCCTAATGCCCGGAGACGTTTACGCTCCTCGTCTGATACTTGGCGAGCATTGAAAGAGCAAAAAGGGTATCCAGGGTGCCTCCGTCTTGAGGACCCTGTTTCCAGAAACTTTTCCAAATACCCTGTTGACGGCGAGAGGGACAGCCGATAAGATACTTATAGAAGTTAACGAAACACCTGACGGAGACCGAAACCATGAGCTACCAAAGAGAAACTGTTAAGCCTGGACCCGCCCGCCTGCTCACGCGAGTCGCTCGCCGGATTGCTGAAAGCAACTACGCCGCAGCTCTCGACCAGCAGGACGACTTTGAGTCCCTCGAAGCTGCCCTCGACTCTTACCGACAAAATGCCGTTGATGAAGCTCAACAGGACGCTGACCTTTGGTACGCGATTGATGCTGAGTTCGCCGCCCTTGTAAACAATAGCTAGGAGACCTGACCATGAAACGTGCAGAACACAAGTGGAGCCACCCCGAGAAGGGCACTGGCAACTGCGGCAAGTGCGGAAAGCCTTGCGGCAAACCCCGTCCCGGAGCAGTCCTGTATCACGGGGCTTGCTCGTTCCCCTCCCCAGTGGAGCCCTACAAGGGACTCCACGAGAATTTCTTCTCGGAAAAAGAATCTTAGATTTTCCCGGTTTCCCCTGTTGACGGCAGAGGAGCCGGAGTCTAAGATGCTTATAGAAGTTAACAAACACCACACGCAAACGGGAGACCAAGACCATGAAGTTCCAAAAGACCATCAACCTCTGGGCAGCAGGCGTTCAAGAAGCAATCATCGCAGGGACCCTCAAACTGCAAATCGGGCAGTGGGTCCAGTGCGGCCAAGGCCCAAAGGCCCGCTTCGTTGGAGTCAGCGAGCATGGCACCTTCTGGGTAGCCCACTCCGAGGGCAAGGACGGCTGCACCAAGAGCTTCCCCCGCATCCTCAACTGCTGGAACGGGCTGTTCCGGGGGAAGTAAGCCCACCCCGCCACCAACCACCACCCTCCAAACGGAGACCAAGACGATGACCAAGCCACCCACCAAGACCCAAGTCCTCCAGCGAGAGCTGGACGCCTGCTCGCGAAAGCTTTCCCACCTGCTGAAGGCCGGGTATCGACCCGACGCCAAAGAGCGGGTAGCAGCCTTCAAAGCCTATAACGAAGCCTTCGACCAACTGCGGGCTCACCTCGGCTGAAAAGAATCTCGAAACTTTTCGATTCCCCCTGTTGACGGCGATAAGGGGAGTCGATAAGATACTTATAGAAGTTAACAAACGAGACGCCAACCGGAGACCGAACGATGAAAGTTAAGACCTGCACCCGCTGCCAAGGCCGAGGAGTTGTCAAAGGTCAGCACGTCATGCACTGCGGCGTGCCCGGTGGTTGTTACAAATGCGACATGGCAGGCAAGACCCAGCATTGGACGATGGCAGAGCGAGTCGAGCGATTCCTGAAGCAAGTCCCTAAGACCCTCGCCACCCTGCAAGAGGAAGCCGAGGAGCTGAAGGCCGGAGACGCCCTGCGACTCGCCAAGCGAAACGCCCGACGAGCCCACCGAGGGCAGGAAGCCTTGGCTTCCCTCCCCCGCGAGAATCACCAGCTCGTGATGCTGCGAGAGACCTACCGCTCTGTCCTCAAGCAGCAGGCCGAGGTGAAAGCCACCCAGAAGGTGACCACCCAACAGTCAGCTGCCTCGGCCCCTTACCGGGGAGCCTAACCCTTACCCCCCCCGAATGGAGAATCAGATGAAAGCTGAAACAAAGAAGATCGTTCTGGACGCCGCAAAGAGGCTCCACAAGAAGTACGGCAAGCCCTCCGCGCTGGTATCGAACGAGGTG